CGCAATCGCTGCCAAAACCGTGACCTACGATTTCGAACGTCTGATGGATGGCGCTAAGCTGCTGAAATGTTCAGAGTTTGGCGACGCAATTATCGCGAACATGTAATCCGCGCTGCGGGTTGTATAAGAACGGGAACCTGTTGGTTCCCGTTTTTTATTGGGCGTTTGAGTTCTTCCCCAAAACTTTCCCCAAAACCTTTCCCCAAAACTCCCTCTTCACGACCCTGTTTTTGCGCTCACTACCACCCAGTCTTTCCCTCGGTCATCATTATATCTGTCCGTCATTTTCTGTGTTTTATGCCCCAGGAGTTTTTGCGTATCTACACCCTGTTCTCTGTATAGCCGTTCCGATAAAGAACGCTGCTCATGGAAAGTAGGAGCCGTCCCTTTATCCCAATCGAGACCACTTTTATCTCGCGCCTTTTTAAAAGTGGATGTGAGTGAACTTGTAGAAACCTGATCTCCTCTAGTTGCTTGGGAAGATGTATGCCTGAAATGCACCAGATATTTACTGACAACAGCGTCGCGACACTTCGAAATAACGTCCCTGAGACTCAGGTCTATCGCATCACATTTCAAATCCAAAGGGATCGCCAGCCTCGAGCCTGTTTTTTCCTGTTCCACATGCAGCATGTCATCCCAAATATCTTTAAATTGCATTTTACAGATATCCCCCAAACGTTGGCCTGTAATCAAAGCCAGTAACATCCCGCACTGAAGATAAGGCTCTTGTTGTTCAGCGCTCGTGTAGATCTTCTTCCATTCATCCAGGGAAAGTCGTTGTCTGGTGACTTTATTTCTCGGCTGCTTAGTTGCCTGCGCAGGATTATATCCGGGTGGCACATGGCCGCTGTGCTGCGCTTCTTTAAAGACGTCTATCAATACCAAACGCACTACTTGCGCCATGCGGTTATGTCCTTCCGCTTTTATCGCATCAGTGATCTCGGCAATATCGAGGGTGGTAATATCCTTTAAGTGTTGCAAACCGCAATGTTCACGGAACAGACGGACTGGTTTATTTTTTTGCTTGAAAGAATTTGGACGTAATTCATTGTGTTTGAGTCGTTCTTCTTGAATGGTCATATATTTGTCCAGCCACTCTGTAACCGTGATATCGGTTCTCTTGCCTTTCATCCTAGCCAGTCGGTCATTCACGCTGAGTATCTGGCGGGTGCGCTGCTCCGCAATAATCATATTTGCTTCTGTAGCAACTTGCTTTGCCTCGGCCTCATCAGTTCCAAGGCTATGGAAGCGTCCGGAAAGGGGATGCTTATATTGCCAGTATATTTTCCCCGTGCGCTTATCCAGTTTGCAGTAAAGGTTAGGTACAGAGATTTTATGTGAACGTGGTCTAGCAGCCATCTTCGATAATCCGTCGTAATCTGGGGTTGGCATTTGTCGGTATTTGAGGGGCTGCAACGACACCCACAAATCTGGCCTCGCGATCTACCATCCAGCATCGTCCCACCCTAATAGCAGGGGGCACCATCATTCTGCCTTTGGCATATTTCTTGAGGACACGCTCGCTTGGAGCATCTGCGCCGAACTCTTCTTTAGCCCAGTCGATTAAAGGGATCATTCTTGACATTGATTCTCCACTGCCGGCTGCAACCGGCTATTTCAATCGGTACGCACATGACGAGCACCCGTGACGGGCGCCGTCGTTACAACTGATACATATTTTCGGTTCGCTGGTGGCCGCAGCCACCTGCTTGATTATCCTGGCCGGTACCAGCACCGGCATCGGTACGCGCTGCCGGCGGGCTTCCTCCAGCAGGTTCGCCAGCTCCAGCACGCGCGCTTTACAGTCCATTACTTCAGCGCGCCACCAGATCACATCTTCACGCAGTCGGCGCTGGCGCCGCAGCTTCAGTTTACTTGGCATCAGACCTCTTCCACTTCCAGTTAGATGTCACCCACTCGACGAGCATCCAGATAGTAAATGCCCTCAGCCAATTGCCCACCTGTTACAGTCCAGGCGACGAGGTGATCTTCGCAATAGGGATTGCCGATATTCATAACACCAACATCATGGGTAACCGTCCGCGCTTCCAGCTCAGCGATGCGCAGGCGAAGCATTTCAATCTCTTCATCTTGTTTGCAAAGCTGCGCACATTTGGTATCTACGCGCGCATTTGCAGCATCAACATCGCGCTCCAGGGCCAATACCTCCTGTCGCAGCGTTTCAAAAAGCACCGCGCTCTCAGCAATCACTTTCTTGTCGGCGTCACGCTCTGCCAGCAGGGCTTTGATTGCCGGTGTAAATGCCCAGTATTTTCCAGTTGCACCGGAAATAGCTTCTCGCAGTCGCACTACTGCTGCTGCTGCTTTCTGCGCCAGCGCGTCGTTGTTAGTCATGGCTTCAACCCCTCGAAAGTAACCGTGGCGTAAAACATATCGCTCGGATCGCGGTAGAACTCGATGGCCTTGATACGCAAAATACCAACACGCTCATTGGAGAAAGTGATAGTGAAGGTGTCACCTTTCTTTGGCATCTGCTGGTAAATCAGACCTGTGCCGAAGAAGTGGCCGGTGATCTCCATTTTCCCCTTTGGCCAAAAGCCGTGAACGAAGTGCAGGGCGTGACTAAAGTGCTGCCGGGTGTAATCGAATTCTGTGCTTTCCGGCCTGGTGCCTTTCAGCAGTGCGATTAATTTAGCAAGCATGTTTGCCTCCCCGCCGCTCGTTCAGCTGCTGACAATCCACGCAGGTTTTGCAGCCGGGAACGGCAACGCGGCGCGCTTCAGGAATGTCCACGCCACACGCTTCGCACTTCTCAGCGGACACAGCGTCACGGTCGATGCGAATGCGCTGTAAGGCATGCTCCATGGTGAGCTCTACCAGAGCGTTGGCCTGGTCGATGATTTCTGCTGTCATGCTGCGCGCTCCTTTTTCTGCTGTGCTGCTGGGTTAATCCAGAGGCACTCAGTTCGAACTTTTGTGCCACGCCCGGCGCTGATACGTGAGTCTTTTTCCTTTTTCTTCCATCCTTTCAGCATGTCGTTGTAAACGTCGGAGTCATAACCGCTGATCATCACCATGCCCGTCATTGTGCTGGCCACAGCGAGTAGCTGCTCATGCCCCTGAATGGTCATTTCATGGTTGTAGTACCGGTTTCCCTGCACCCTCGTTTCGGGTACGTAAGGCGGATCGATGTAGTGAAGGGTTGTGTCAGCGTCATGGGCACGCATAACCGCCAGCGCGTCCTTGTTCTCAATGATGACTCCCTGCAGCCGTTGGCAAATTGCCGCTAAATTCGCAGGATAACGCTCCCAAAGATGAGAGGCTGTGGCGTACTTGCGTTTGCTGTCGCTGCGAAACCCTGACTGACCACCAATACCGGCCGCTGAGCCGAAACCCATACAGGCGCGCACAACCATACGCCGGGCGCGCTCCACAGGATCGGCTGTCTCCTCACGTGCTGTGCAAAATTCTTCGCGCGCATAGGGCGTCAGCACACAGGCATCTTGTAGGCGCTGGTTCATTTCTGGATCGCGAAGCACGCGGAACAGATTCACAACTTCTCCATCGAGATCGTTATAAACCTCTGCATAACTACGTGGTTTTTGCAAAAGGACGCCGGCGGCACCACCGAAGGGCTCAACGTAACAAACGTGGTCGGGCATCTGCTCAATGATCCACGGTGCCAAGCGGAATTTTCCGCCGTGGTAACGTATAGCTGGATGCTTAATCACTTTTCAGCCTCCTTCAACTGTTCAAACTGGCGCGCGATAGCTACGGTCTCGGGGGATGGTTCGGTTTTATTGCGAAGCCAGATGCAAACTGCACCATCGTCTGTATCGTGAATGGAACCAACGAACCAGCCTTCACCCGCTGGCGCTTCTGGCTGCCACGTCGAGAGGTCATAACCATCAACTTCCGGGTCGAGAGCTTCTTCATCCCGATAGTCAACTTTCCATTCGAGCCCGTTATCCTTCATCCAGACGTTGAAATCTTCGTTGGAGATATACTCGCGATCGTCACAGAATTCTTCATACACCGGGTGAGTCCAGTAGCCATACTGATTGCGCTCAACTGGAAGTGGTGTGATTGCTGGGGAGGCGGGTGACTGGTCCACTCCGGCTGGAGAAACTGATTTACAGCGGAGCTGTGCGGCGAATGCCTTGGCGAAACGTTGTAAATCTGCGGTGACCATCACTTTGTAGCTGTCATCACCAAAATCATCCATCAGCTTTTCAGCTTCTGCGGCCAGCATTTCAACACCTTCTGCGTGCAGCGAGGTGAGAAAGGCGTCCGTGGCAGTAGATTCTTCGAGGGCATAGCAGACATCATCATTGCTGCATGGATCATCTTTGCCACAACCCACGCAGAAGTGGACCGATTCGCTATGAGTCTTAATAGCCGACTTCATCAGAGCATTTTCTCGAGCCAGCTGATTCGCCTCGTTACGCGATTCGCACAGCGCCACGAACTGAACATCGAGGCGGTCTGCCATAGCGTTCATTAACGTGGCTGCTGCTGGTGGCAGAATAGGGGCTGTCACTCTGGCTTCGGCGATCAGCTCTTTGGCATTCATTCGCATGTTGGTATCTCCTGCGCGCTGCAACGCGCGATTTTTGGTTGCACGAATCCCTCGCCGGCTGGCGATTAATAAAAATGGGTTCGCTTTAATAAGCGCCCGGAGAAGCGAAGGGCGCTTAATGAAGCGGGCGGCTGCAACCGCCCTGGTATCTCCACACAGATGTAAGCGCGCTCCGAGGAGTTTGCATTAACGACCAGACACTTGAGGGAGAGTGCCGGAGCGCGCTTGCATCTATGCGAAAAAAAGTGCGGCACCCTCACGGGTAATGATCCGGTGCCGCCAATGACTACACGTTGCATTTATTCTTTGTGGTGCCGGGTGCCTCCCGGTGATCACATCCAGTTACTTGCGATCGGGTACCAAACCACCTGATAAAGACGTTGTTAACTGTCCCGCGCGCGCTGAGCCGCATTCACCACAACGGGGAGAGCACTGCGTAACTGACACCGATCTGGCCGCCGGTCGGTTTGTACTGGATTCTTCCCCAGCCACTGGCCCGGACAACGAAGCTTCTATGTGCGTTCCAACCAATGCTCTCTCCTGTTGTGTGCCTGTCTTTTCACCACATCAGGCTCGGTGGTATCTTGGAGTTCTCACACAACCAAGAAGAGGTAAAAATGTCTGATACAAATTTCGATTACCAAACAAGGCTCGACGCCTTAGATCTTATTGTTCGAAGCCTGCTATCTACGCTTTCGCCTGAACAACTTGAAAAATTCATGGCCATCAACTCAGCTACGCTTAAGGCTTTTAGAGAGAGTCCAAACCTAAATTTTGACCAGGAATCTCAGGCAGAAAACATCGCTGCCGCCGCAGAGGCTATGCTTGACCATCTTCACGATTAGTTAAATTTTTCAAAACAGCAGCCGCAATTTTTTCACCTTTTTTAATCAGGTCGGCTGTCGTTTCAATTAAAGCCTGATCACCTTGAAGAAGAGAGGGATCCGGCACTCTCTGATAGATTTCTAATTGAGACTGAAGAGTAACTTCATCAATTAAGCTATCCACCTCTGAAAGCCTCCGCTCCAGGGAGGCTTTCTCATGTCGCAACTCCCGCAATTGCATAGCCGCATCAGCCTTTCCTCTGAGCCACGAATAAAGCTCTTTGTTACTCATGTCTCCTGCAAAAATCACTGGCTCTTTTTTCGGCTGCATCATGCCCTCCTGTTAATCCGGGCCGTTCGCTGTTGACAATAAAAATCTAAAATAACTTAGATTAAAGGTCAAGCAAAAAACCTAAATAAATTTAGATTTTCTTAAGTGGGGTAGGGTTACTTACTGCGGCGCATGATTCGACGATGTTCAACAACAACACCGACAATACGAATTTTTTCATTTGCGGAATTACGGACCGCGTAATCTTCATTGAGAGGAACTAGCTCGAAGATCTCATCGCCAGAATCGTTGACGCCTCTGGCACGGTATTTCTTAAACGTGGCTTCATCGCTGCCGTTCTTAGCAACTACAAAATCACCGGGGCCGGGATGCAATTCGGGATCGACTATGATTACATCGCCTTCAACGAAATCAGGCTCCATAGATTTACCTTTGACCTTAAGCGCAAAGGTAGAATTAGAGTGAAATTCTGACGTCAAAATATAGTCTACCGTTCCATCAAGGTTTCTGGCGTCACATTCCGGCGACCAGGCCCCAGCCTGAACATAGCTTATGATCGGGATTTGCTGCGCGGTTACTGGCGCTGGACCCACATTAGCGTGTTCCTCATGACCGAACAATAGGAAGCCCTCGCTGACTCCAAGATACTGCGCGAGCTTTGTCAGTGACTTGCCACCAGGAACATTCAGATCCCTTTCCCAGTAACCCACTGTAACGTCAGAGACGCCAAGCGCCTTACCGAGCTGACCCTGGGTTAGCTTTCTCTGCTTCCTTAACGTCCTTAAGCGCGTGCCTAGTGTTCCCACATTTTAAACCTTCATTAATGAAACCTAAGTTATCTTAGTTTTTATTGACCTAAAAAAAATTAGATAATAATATCTAAATATTCTTAGGAGGACGTTATGACTACTACTGATCTAGAGCAGTATTTTGGCTCGCCAAACAAGGCTGCTGAATTTTTTGGAGTATCACCCGAGGCCTTTTACCAGTGGCGCACTCGACCCGGGCAACTTATCCCCAAAGGTAGAGCTGCTGAAGCGGCAGCTCGCACAAATGGAAAGCTTCAATTCAACGCTTCGCTTTACCAGAAGCCTAACGAAACGGCTGTTTAACCGTAACTACCAAAGGAAAAACAAGATGGTAGAGCACACCTTAAAGACTGTTGTGAAGGCGATGTGTAAAGCCTACCCGGGCGGACGCGAGGCGATGGCTGGCGCGCTTGGTATGAGCGTTACGCAGTTCAACAACAACCTCTATGAGAAGAATGGTTGCCGCTTCTTCGAGGCGTCCGAGCTGGAAGCGATGGAAGACATCTCCGACACCTCTTGCCTGGCTGACTACTTTGCCCGGCGCCGCGGATGCCTGCTGGTGGAACAGCCGAGCATGGAAGACCTCGATCGCGTTGACCTTTTCAGCCGTTCGATGAGAACAGCAGCAGCGCGCGGACACGTCGACCAAATTATTCAGCAGGCGCTGGAAGATGGGGTGATTGAGCAGGATGAAGCAGAAGAAATCATGGAATGTCACCGCCGCCACAAGGTTGCGCGTGAAGAAGAGATTGCCGCGATTATCGCGCTTTTCAGCCGCAAAAAGAAGTGACGCCAGCGGGTTGCAGCCCCTGGCGTCGTGGCGTGTCGATCAATGTGGAGATACCTACGCATGAACAGTTTAACAACACAGTACCGCAGGTCGCAACTTGTCGCGCTTCCTGTTACCGGCGGTAAAGGCCCGGTGCAGTTCGTGTATGGGGTAAGAGTACAGGGCGCTGTTGAGCCTGTCAGCTACCCGTTTGCTGAGTGGGTTGTAGGTGATTTTAACAGCCAGGCGGAGAAAGCCGAATGCGAGAAGTCGACAGGTGATTCCGTGACAGAAGAGGCATCCCCGTCCGTGTCATACGGTGGGAGCCAGAATCGCGCCGCGTTATCTATCTGCGGTCTGACTACCCCCACGAATGCTTCAAACCACTCCATATCTTCAAGCGCGATTTCAGAGAAATAAAGGACGACCATGAGCACTAAATTACAAGGCTATGTCTGGGACGTTTGTGCCGCCGCTGGCATGAAGCTGACCAGCGTTGCCATCATGGCGCGCCTGGCCGACTACAGCAACGACGACGGTGTGTGCTGGCCTTCTATCGAAACCATTGCCCGCCAGCTTGGCGCGGGTGAAAGCACCGTGCGTACGGCGATCGGCAAGCTTGAGCAGGATGGCTGGCTGTCACGTCAGCAGCGCCGCAAGGGCAACCGTAATGCGTCAAACGTCTACCAGCTCAACGTGCAAAAGCTTCAGACCGCTGCCTTTTCTCACCTGTCAGAATCTGACACCTCAAAATCTGACGGGTCAAATTCTGACGCCTCAAAATCTGACGCGTCGAAATCTGGCAAAAACGGCGGTTTTCACCCCTCAGAATCTGGGGGGGATCCGTCAGTAAATTCAAAACAAGATCCATCAGATAAAAATCAAAACCCTTTCTGTCCGGTTGCTGCGCAACCCGACGATGCCGTGATGGTTACTGACCAGGCTAAACAGGTTCTGACTTACCTGAACCAGCAAACCGGATCCCGGTACCAGGTTTCGAAAACATCGCTGGAACACATCCGGGCTCGCCTGGGTGAAGGATTCAGCGCTGAAGAGCTGAAGCTTGTTGTGGATTACACCAACGAGAAGTGGAGCGCAGATTTGCAGATGGCTACATACCTGCGCCCGACCACGCTTTTCCTTCCGAGCAAATTCCCTGGCTACCTGCAGGCCGCGACGAAGTGGAACGAAGCAGGGCGCCCGGCGCGCCGCAACGGCGAGTGGGTCAGCAGCACAGCTTCCCGCGCGACATTCCAGAATGTCGATTACTCGCTGCCGCAAAACTCGGGGTTCCGCTCATGAGATACGGATCAGTTTGCAGTGGCATCGAAGCCGCAACAGTGGCATGGGCACCGCTTGGCTGGAAAGCTGCGTGGTTCGCCGAGATTGAAAAATTCCCTTCAGCCGTGCTGGCCGCCCGCTGGCCTGAAGTTTCCAATCTTGGCGATATGACCAAAATCGCCGCCGCGGTGCGCGCTGGTGAAGTAGAAGCGCCGGATGTTCTGGTTGGCGGTACGCCGTGCCAGGCCTTCAGCATTGCTGGTTTACGTAACGGCCTCGCTGACGCGCGCGGGCAATTAACCCTTTCCTATGTGGAGCTGGCAGATGCCATCGATGAAAAGCGCCGCGAAGCCGGTGAAGAAGAAGCCATTATCGTCTGGGAAAACGTCCCCGGCGTGCTCAGCAGCAAAGACAATGCCTTCGGCTGCTTCCTTGCCGGTCTGGCTGGAGAAAATGAAGCAATCGAACCTGGTGACCGACCTGCAGCAGGAAAAAGTAACCAGTTCTGGCACTGGAGCAAAAAAGCCGGTCAGCACATTGCAGCATGGCCGCAGCGTGGTTGTGTTTATGGACCACAGCGCGCGCTGGCCTGGGTTGTCAGAGATGCCCAATACTTCGGAGTGGCCCAACGCCGCCGCCGTGTGTTCGTTGTCGCAAGTGCTCGAACAGGGTTCGATCCCGCAGAAGTACTTTTTGAGTTCGACGGCGTGCGCCGGGATTCTGCGCCGAGCCGAAGCGCGGGGAAGGCAGTTGCCGCCCTTACTGCGCGAGGCGTTGGAACGTGTGGCGCAGACGACAACCAGGCTCAAGCCGGTCATTTGCAACCAGTAGTCGGTGCTATTTCAGCTAACTCTTTCACTGGAGGTGCCGGTGGTAGGCCTGAAGGTGCCGCCGCAGGTCATTTCATCCCTTATGTACAGGGTTGTAATGGAGAAGTCAGCCATATCTTAAAAGGTGAAGGCTTTGATGGTAGCGAAGATGGTACCGGGCGAGGTGTGCCGGTGGTAGCGTTCGGAGGGGGCAACACCAGCGGCAGTATTGAGGTCGCAGCTTGTTTGACAGCAGAAGGGCAACGCATTGATTTTGATGTGGAAACCTTTGCTGTACATGGAACTCAGGACCCTGACGTCAACAGGGAATTCGCCCACACAATCGGGCGTAACAATGGTCAGGAAAATGCATGTATCGCCTTCAGCTACAAAGACCACGGCGCTGATGCCTCCTTTGACCTTGCCCCTACGATACGAGCCGGGAATCACGACACCAGCCACGCTAATAGCGGCCAGCCGCCAGCAATAGCTTTTGCCGAAAACAGTCAGGGTCAAATAAGGCTTCAAAATGGTGATGGTCAGATCATCGGTCCGTTATCAACGGGTGGAGGAAAACCGGGCCAGGGATATCCTGCAATTGCCAGCACCCTTTCTGTCCGGCGGCTCACGCCAGTCGAATGCGAACGCCTTCAGGGATTCCCTGACGATCACACCTTGATTGCTTGGCGTGGTAAAGACGCAGCTGAATGCCCGGATGGCCCGCGCTATAAAGCGATCGGAAACTCTATGGCGGTACCGGTAATGCGCTGGATTGGTGAGCGTATAGCGTCTGCTCTGCCAGTTGAGAAAGCAGCGCCGCGCGCAAGGCAAAGACCATTCCTCAAATGGGCTGGTGGAAAATATTCCCTGCTGCCTGAACTGGATCTTCTTATCCCGGCGGGTGCCCGGCTGATTGAGCCGTTTGTCGGGGGCGGGTCGGTTTTCCTCAACTCCGATAAGCATAAAAGCTTCCTGCTGGCAGATGCCAATCCGGATCTGATTAACCTCTATCAGATGCTTGCTGTAGTGCCAGAGCAGGTGACGGTGCTGGCGCGCCAGCTGTTTGCCGAAATGAGTGACGAGCCGGGTTACTTCGCCGTTCGTCAGGCATTTAACGCGCAGCATATGACCGGACCGGAGCGCGCCGCCGCTTTCCTCTATCTGAACCGCCACTGCTTCAACGGCCTGATCCGCTACAACCGCGCCGGCGAGTTCAACGTCGGCTGGGGTAAAAAAACTGGCCCGTATTTCCCGAATAAAGAGCTGCTGGCTTTTGCTGCTGTGGCACCAAACTGCGTTTTCATGAACGCCGGTTACCGCCGCACACTGTCGCTGGCGAGCGAGGGCGATGTTGTTTACTGCGATCCGCCCTATGAGCCATTACCGGGCACGGCGGGTTTCACGAACTATGCCGCCGGTGGCTTTGTATGGGCAGATCAGGTGGCGCTGGTGGAATCCTGTGTTGCGGCGCATCAGCGCGGCGCGCGGGTGATGATCAGCAACTCGACGGCGCCACGGATTATCGAACTCTACGAACAGCACGGCTTCACGCTGCATCACGTCAGCGCCCGCCGCTCCATTTCCAGCAAAGCCAGCACGCGGGAAAACGCTGCTGACATTGTGGCCATTCTCTGAGGAGGCAGCGTGAAAAAGAATCTTTTAACAGCCCGCCAGCAGCAAATACTGAGCCTGATCGTGGCCTTCCATAAAGAGCATGGGATCCCGCCGACGCAAAAGGAAGTTGCCGACCTGATGGGCGCAGCATCGCCAAACGCGGCAACTGAAGTGCTGCGCGCGCTTCAGCATAAAGGCGCTATCACCCTTTTACCGGGCGTGTGCCGCGGCATTTCCATCAACAGCCTGGGCGCGGAAGATGAAGCGATTTCGTTGCTGCGCTCGCTGGTGGCCGGTGAAGAACATGCGAGAGACCAGGCGATCTCCTTCCTGAAAATGCGCGGGGTAGCGGTATGAAACTCACGCTGCCATTCCCCCCGAGCGTGAACACCTACTGGCGTGCTCCGAATAAGGGGCCGTTGAAGGGGCGCCATCTCATCAGCGCTGACGGGCGCAAATACCAGAGTGCTGCCTGTACGGCCATCATCGAGCAGCTGCGCCGCCTGCCGAAGCCGTCGACCGAGCCAGCTGCAGTCGAGATCCTCCTATTCCCTCCTGACGCGCGCCGCCGGGACATCGATAACTACAACAAGGCTTTGTTCGACGCGCTGACGCATGCTGGCGTGTGGGAGGACGACAGCCAGGTGAAAAAGATGCTGGTGGAGTGGGGGCCGATAGTGAAGGGCGGCAGCGTCGAGATCACGATCAGCTTGTTCCAACCGACAACACTGGAAACTGTTAAATGAGGGCACTGCTCAATCCTATCGTCGTTGCAGAGCTGGGCCTCGTCATGTTCAGGCCGGGCGCCAGGCTGCTGATGCACTTCCGCCGCGGGCGCATGCTGCTGGAAAATGAGCCGGAGCGCCTGGCTGGTATGCCCAATGGCGAACTTCCACCAGCCGAGCAGCCGCTGGTTGAAGATCCTGCGCTCGCCGGTATTTTTGAAAACGATGCGGTGCTGCGCCGCGCCGGTGGCATCGGTGGGCTGGAAAGCTGGCTGATGGAAAACGGTGGCTGTCAGTGGCCGCATGAGGACTGGCACGCGGAGAACATCACCACGATGCGCCACGCACCCGGCGCGCTTCGCCTGGGCTGGCACTGCGATAACCTGCTGCGTGAACAGACTACAGAGCAGCTGGCGCACATGGCGCGGGCGAACTGCGCGGCTTACATCCTAACCACTGCACGCCGTGAACTGGGTTTCGCCGATTCACATACGCTCACGCTGCCGGAGTTCTGCTGGTGGCTCGCGCGTAACGGCCTGGCAGATGCCTTGCCGGAAGATGCCGCACGGCAGGTGCTACGTATGCCTAAGCCGGTGATCCGTTCCGTCACCCGCGAAACAGAGCTGGTACCGGGCGAACGCTTCGGGCGCGAGATAGTGGAGGAGGTGGCTAAGCAGGTGCTGGCGCTGAATGTCGATCCGGAAACGCCGGAATCCTTCATGCTGCGCCCGAAGCGCCGCCGCTGGGAGAATGATAAGTACACCCGCTGGGTTAAAACGCAGCAGTGCATGTGCTGTGGCAACCCGGCAGACGATCCCCATCACCTGATAGGCCACGGGCAGGGTGGAATGGGTACGAAGGCGCACGACCTGTTTGTGATCCCGCTTTGCAGAGCGCATCACGACGCGTTGCACGCTGACACCGTGGCATTTGAAGAAAAGCACGGCAGTCAGCTGGTGCTGCTTTTCCGTTTTATAGATCGCGCACTGGCTATTGGCGCGCTGGCGTAAATTGTGGAGACGCTATGAACCTCGAATCATTACCAAAATTTTATTCCCCGAAATCACCGAAGCTTAACGATCAGACGCCAGCGACCGGCGGTGTCGCGCTGACTATCACCGATGTAATGGCAGCCCAGGGCATGGTGCAGTCGAAAGCCAGTCTCGGTTTTAATCTCTTCCTGGCGAAAATGGGGATTCAGGATCCGGCACCTGCTATTGATGGGCTGATGCGATATGCACTGGCGCTGAAAAATCCCGTGCTGGGGAAGCTGAGTGAGAAGGCACGCGGTGAAGTTCTGCCGGTGCTGGTGCAGTTTGCTTATGCAGATTATTCGCGTTCGGCAGCCAGTAAATCGACCTGCCCACATTGCGAAGGGAAAGGCGTGGTGCGGGAAATGCAGGACGTGGTTAAGCACCCTGGTGTCAATGGCGTAGAGGCAACGGTTAAGCACGAAGCCGTAGAAGTGATGTGCCAGCACTGCGCGGGAAAAGGAGAGGTGGGCACGGCCTGCCGCGGCTGTAAAGGTAAGGGGACCGTGCTGGATGAGAAGAGAACCAAACTCCACGGCGCACCAGTCAGGAAAGTTTGTGGTCGTTGCAACGGAAACCGATTCAGCCGTTTGCCTACAACACTTGCACGGTCGCGCATAGAGAAGATTATCCCTGATCTGACCAGCTACCAGTGGTACAGCGGTTATGGCGATATAATCGCGCTACTGGTGACAAAATGCTGGCAAGAAGAGGCTTTTGCCGAGGTGCAACTGCGTAAAGTCACAAGATAGATGCATATTCGTGATTTTTAGCGACACGATGCTTGCAATATACGAAAAAAATGGTTACGATTTTCCTAACGATGGGCATTGTATATCTAACGTTTAAACCCACTACTTGTGGGTTTTTTTATGCCATAATTCAACTGTTAGCTCACTTTCCCCATCAACATCTTGAGGCGTTCAATGATAATATTTGAATTAATCAAACCGGGTGTTAGTCCGACCGGAAATGATCCCGAGACAGAGGCGCGTTTGTTCCAAACTTTGAATGCTATTATTGAATGTTTTTATAAAGTAAATACTGCATTGAATCTGTTCGAAGAGGAAAAGGTAAATACTCCAAAATATTTTTCTCAACAATTTGATAACAATGAGAAATGGTTGGTTCGTAGAGCTTTTCATGAAAAAAAATATCGAAATGAAAATTCTATTCAACCGTTTGAATACCCTGATGACATGAGTTTTAAATTAGATGTAGCCGTCAAAAGAGAACGTTGGGCTGAAGGGTTTTTACCATTTCAAATGAATATTTGTATTGCAGATATATATGCTCAGGCTTTTCTTAATTCTATTGATTTAATCAGAAAATATATCAAAAGTTTGAGTCATGATAACCTATTGCCGCATAAAATAAAAAATATTTATACTGAGTTCAAAGACGCTTTTTCTGATCTCGATGGGGTTAGAAATTCTCTACAGCATCAAGAACAAAGATTGAAAGGCGAGTTCATAAAAAAAGGCCGGCCAGAAAAGATAGACTTGAAACCCTTTGATATTGGAATCGTTCAATCTAACGGAGAAGCGCTTATTGGTGAGGGACTGTTAGGCAATGTAATCATTTCTACGATGGAAGATGGTCATCTTGGTGGTTTTGAAGTTTCTATCGATACACTAAATACATTGGGGTGTTTGGTTCAAAAATTACTTGATGGATTTGAATGGGTAGGTTTTCCGGTTCATTTTCCAAGGTGATTTTATAATTTTATTCATAAATAAAATTCAGACCCATAAATAAAAAAAGCTCGCTTTGTCGAGTTTTTTTATTTATGGGAACTCGAAGAACAACAATTGTCTAGGTTATTGCATGTAATCCTAGATCATGGCCTTTTAATTCACACAGCACCGACCCTTTACAGGCGGAGGTGGAGATGAAACGTATGCCGGACAAAGACGCTGGTTTCTGGGCAGGTCTTATCGCCTGGCTATACAGCCACAAAACAGAATGGGGCTATGCGGGCGTGGCAGGCATGTTTTCTCTGCTGCGCAGCGCCTATGCACAGTCCTCATGGAGTAAGCGTGTTCTCGACGCCGTATCTTGCAGCGCGCTGGCATTCTTCGCCGCGCCGACGCTTCAGGTGGTCGGGGGTGTTCTTAACTGGAATGTCCCCGATACAGCCGCTCAGGTTTTTGCGGTGTACATCGGGTATGTCGGCAATGACTACATAAGCGAGAAGCTGCGCGGGTGGATCAGCCGCAGAACGGGAGATAACAGTGAAAATCAGTCCTGACGGTATTGCCCTGATTAAGCTCGAAGAAGGCGAGCGCCTGAAAGCGTATCGCGACACCAAAGGCGTTCTGACGATCGGCGTCGGTCATACCGGTCCGGTCGATGGCCGTACAATCACTCCCACGCTGACTATCAGCAAAGAGAAATCAACCGCGTTGCTCCTGGCTGATATCGCCTGGGTTGAGAAAGCTATTAATGCCAGCGTTAAGGTGCCGCTTACCCAGAATCAGTATGATGCGCTATGCAGTCTGGTCTTCAATATCGGCAAAAATGCCTTTGAGGATTCCACCGTCCTTAAGCGGCTCAATGCCCATGAATATCACGGCGCGGCTGATGCTTTCCTGATGTGGAAACGCTCAGGTAACGATCCGGATATTCTCCTGCCGCGCCGCCAGCGTGAAAGAGAGGTGTTTCTGACATGAACCCGATCAACCTCATAAAGAACTATTCGCACATCATCGTTATCGGCCTGATTTGCGTTGCGCTCTGGGGACTGAATGCCCGTAACGCCCAGTTAACAGCCACTAATGAACGGCTGGAAAAGCTGGCGAACAGCAAAGACGACCAGATTAACGATCTGCGCTCGAAAAATGATGGTCTCGCCGCCAGCGTGGGTGAGCTGGTTACCGCCGTCAGGCAGCAGAACCAGGTGATGTCTCAGGTCACTGAACAGCGGGCTGTAACCGCACAGCAGAACCGGAAGCTACAGAATGAAATCAAGCAATACCTTGAAGCTGATAAGTGTGCCCAGTCTCGCGTGCCTGACAATGCTGCTGACCGGCTGCGCGCCGCAGCGAAAGCCGCTGGTGGAGTACCGGACAATAAGCCAGCCGCAAATCAGCCTGCCGGCAGAGCTGACCTCCCGCATTGATGCACCTGAGCCGCCGGACGGAATGACGTTCGGTGACAGCGTTCAGCTCAGTGCGCAGTTATACGGGCTGGTAGGGCAGTGCAATATCGATCGCGCTGCCATTCGTGAGATTGAAGAGGGCAGACAGCATGCTGCGGGCGGGCTGGAAAAAATGCCCCCTCCGAAATGAAATCCAGCACTTCGGAAGGGAGGGCAAGTGCCCTTCGTTACAAGTGTGACTGATAATAGTCCTTTAACCCTTTTTGGGTAGAGAAAGTAGTTTATTTTATTAAACACAAGTTAATTGAACGCAACCTTATATTGAATCTACGTTTCAATTTGATTTATGGAAGGTTTTCTCGGGCACTAAAGCATGAAGAACGCTGAAGGATATGCTTCATCCGGGGGCATTGTGCGGATGGAGATGAGCTACTTGAACATAAAAAAAGCCCTCCAGGTGAGGGCTGCAATAAATACATGCTTGGTTTGAACGGTCACTTCTCATTGCTTCGACGAGCTCATCCTTGAGCTACCTCTGAGTGGGTAGGAGCCACAGTGAGGAGATTTAACTGTTGCACACAATTCCCAAACAACAAGCGTAAGCGGTACGCATTAGGAGAAATCCTGGGTTCTTTCACCCTCATGTTGTGCCTAAAAAGAGGATTTATGAGCGAAGCAAAACCACAAGACGGCAGCACTGTGAAAGGCTACCGCACTTTAACTGATGGCGACATTGAGCGCATGAATCGCCTCAAAGGTGTCAGTCGCCATTTCTGCAACCTTCTCGATACCGAGCGCGAAAACGTAAGCGCTGAGCTTTCTGAGACGGCGAATCACTCTGTAGAAGCACAAGAAGCTTCGCGCTGCCTGGCTTTTGCCCGCACCAAAATGCAGGAAGCCTGCATGTGGGCATGTCGTGCTGTTGCCCGCCCTGATGCCGACTGCTGAGGATTTCAAAATGCAGGTGAAGAATTTAAGCGAGGCATATAGCATTTCAAAGCAGGTTGCTGAATTGCATCGTGTGTGGGGCATAATTGCTGGTGGTGCAGGTCTGGGCGTGACAATTCAGTCAACCTATCAGGACGATACCTTCATCGAAAATATTCGCCCGTATGTTATTGATGAGCTGGATCGCCGCATTGCGGAAAAGAACGAAATTCTCGAAGCGCTGGGTGTTTCTATCGATTAGAGTTGCGGGCATTACAGCAGGCACTCACTGAGCGCCTGTGATAATGCTGGGAATCTACAGACTTAAGAACCTGCTTGATGCTGTTGTTTCACGCCTAGTGATCGAATCGCCACAGTAATAGACAAGAAGATTACCTGTAGGGATACCTCAAAACACAGTGCTTGGAGTAGATTTTCGTAAGATGTAGAGCTTTGTAAGAAAGACAACTGGTTGTTTTAAAAGACATCAGATTTCTTTAAAAACTGATGCATTGAATAAATGCATGATTGTGTCTTTTTTCGTCGGTTAGTTTGTCCGAATTCAGCATTTTTGGGTTGTATATTTTGTGTGTAAGTCGCTATAGTTCATCCATAGAAGTCAATTTTTTTGTTTGTATAAGCCTCTTTTGAGGCTTTTTGCACATTCAGACATGACACAAAAGGCACATATAGTAGAAAGTCTTTATCACAGGCACTATATGTAGAAACAAAACAGGAGCTACAATTATGACCCCAGCTGAATTCTATGCTTTTTATGGTATCAAACCAGCCGAAATGATGACTGGAGAAACTGTTGATAACTTTGCTTCGAGAGTGTTGGCGCAGCAAGCAGGTACTAGTGGAAATACTGGTGTCTGGTATTCACATGGTACGGCGACACAATCTAAGTCAAACCAAACACCTCATCAACAGCTCTATACGTATTAACATCTATGCCTAACTGGAGCGATGTTCTGGGCGAGATTACGGCTCTCGCCCATAAAAGTCCTATGGATGAGGTTCGCCGTAAATATCTGTCTCAATTGGCTAATCACACTGGAAGAAATGTTATTACATATTATTCCGGGTGGTTACAACATGGTGGAGCAGAAGTTCGTCATCTAACCCAAATGACAGATGACGATAAAAACGGATTAATGACTGCTATTAATGGATTGGATGCATCAAAGGGGCTGGACTTAATACTCCATACTCCTGGGGGCGACATCGCTGCTTTGGAATCAATTGGACATTATCTCCGCTCAAAGTTTGGAACGGATATAAGAGCTATTGTTCCAATGATTTCAATGTCCTGTGGTACAATGTTAGCTTGTTGTGCCAATGAAATCATTATGGGAAAACAGTCGAATATCGGTCCAATAGATCCTCAGTTCAATGGCTTTTCGACTCACGCTATTATTGAGGAATGGAACCGAGCTCGGGATGAAATTTTCAAGAATCCAGCAGCCGTTCAGATGTGGCAGTTCATACTTCAGAAGCTCAACCCTACAATTATAGGTGAATGTGAAAAAGCTATTAAATGGGCCAATGAGATTGTTAAACAATGGCTTATGAGTGGTATGTTTTCTCAGTATCCAGATTCTGAAGCAAGAGCAGCACACGTTTGCTCTGAATTAAATAACCACCATACAACGTATACCCATTCTCGCCATATTCATTTTGATAAGGCACAGAAAATTGGGTTGAATGTTACTGAACTTGAAAGCGATCAAGTACTTCAGGATTTAGTATTGACTATACATCATAGTTATATGCATTCGTTTGGTGGGGCCCCAATTGCAAAAATCATAGAGAACCATAACGGGAACGCTATGATTTGGAATATGCAGTCATAACACCATCTTCTTTATTCTATAAGCCTCGCTTTTGCGGGGCTTTTTTATTACCCCATTGGAACGGTTATAACCTCATAGCAAATCGCTAATAGTGAGATATGGGGACGTTATTTCCATGTAGCTGTTACACCCGGCAGCCTTGTATACAGAAGGAAGCTTTATGCAGGTCACTATCGATGGTGTCCCGTACGCGCCTGTCTGCACTCCGGCCACCAGCCGTATCGGCATAGCCATTTCAACGCATAATCGCGCTGGCGTACTCAGCCAGGCGCTGGAGCATCATCTCCCGCATATACCTGCTGGCGCGCTGGTGGTTGTCGTTGATGATGGTTCACAACCACCAGCTGTGGTGCCCGACAGTGTGAAATTAATCCGACACGATACATCGCTGGGCATTGTGGCATCGAAGAATGCCAGCCTTACCGCGCTGATGGATGCCGGGTGTGAGCATCTCTTCCTGTGGGACGATGACGCCTGGCCGATCGATGATGGATGGTGGCTGCCTTACATCGAATCACCCGAGCCACATCTGGCTTATCAGTTTCTCGATCTGGCTGGCGCGAGGAAGCTAAACGATATCGCGGTGCTGTATCGCGACGATCAGCATATTGCTTACACCGGCCAGCGCGGCGTGATGCTCTACTACCACCGAAGTGCGATTGAGCGTGTCGGCGGCTTCGACTCGGCTTACGGTCGCGGTATGTATGAGCACAGCGATCTCGCCCTGCGCATCCACAATGCCGGGCTGACGTCGTGGGCGTTCGCTGATGTGGTCGGCTCTGAAAAGCTGATTCATTCCCTCGATGAGCATGAACTGGTGGAGCGTTCGGTGCCACGTCCGGAAAGGGAAGAGCAGGTTAAGCGCAACGTCAGGATTCACAACGAACGGCGGGACACCGGTTATACCGGCTACGCTCCGTATCGCCCTCAACGCAATATAGTGATCACCACACTGCTGACCAGTGAGCCCGACCCGCAGCGCGGTACCAGAATGAGTGCCTCACCTGACATGCTGGCTAAATGGGCCGGTTCGTTGCGCGGCTGCAACCGCATTGTGCTGGCAGATGAGCTGGCGACCGCGCCGGCCGATGTCGAACTGTGGCGAGTTCCCGCTGTGAAGATGAACTGCTACTTACTGCGCTGGCTGCATATCTGGCAGCATCTGCGCGATCATCCTGAGTATCATTTCGTCTGGTGTACTGACGGTACCGATGTCGAAATGCTCCGGGAGCCGTGGGCAGATATGGTGCCGGGCAAGGTGTATGTCGGCTCTGAACCAAAGACCTACGCCGATGACTGGGCACGCCAGAACCACCCTGAGCGCATCTATCAGGCCTTCCTCGATGAGTATCGCGAAGATGTGATGCTTAATGCCGGGCTGCTTGGCGGGCTGCGCGCTGACGTGATGGACTTTGCGCACGGCATAGTGCGCCTTTATTACCTGCTGGAGTGTCACCGCTTCTGGAAGACAGAGAAAGCACCGGCAGCGGTCGGCGATATGATGGCGTTTGGCATTGTGGCTAAACGCTTTGCCGATCGCGTCGTGACTGGCCCGCAGGTTCATACTGTTTTCAAATCAGGCGGCACCGGTAAGGAGTTCGCCTGGTGGCAGCATAAATAGCAACCGTAAGTCATAATGTATCTGAGCATTCAGCTGGACGTTCTGCGTTAAGCGCCACCCGCCAGGGAGAAGAGAGACGATAAGCCGTCTCAGGCTGAATGCTCACCTCTCCTGAGGCCGCTACTGTGCGGCCTTTTTTATTGCAAGCGTGCAGGTCAGTCATGAGCGAAATCAGGTTCGTTGTTGTGGGTCATCACGCCCGGCGAGAGCAGGCCGAAAGGCTGGCTGACTCTCTTGGCGCTCACCTGCTGGTTGACGAGCGCGACAGGGGTGCCAACTGGAATCACCGCCGCGCGCTGGTGTGGGCTGGCGAGCAGGCATGCCGTGTGGTCGTTATGGAAGATGATGCGCTCCCGGTAGCGGGGTTTCAGGAAAAGGTGGCTGACTGGCTGGAATGTTTTCCTGATCAGCTCTGCTCGTTCTACCTTGGCACCGGCCGCCCGCCGCAGTACCAGCTTGAGATAGCGACAAAGCTCATTGCTGCTGACCGCATCCGTGCCGATCACATCACTATGCAGCGTCTCATGCATGCTGTCTGCTACAGCGTGCCGCCGGCACTGTTACCTGACCTGCTGTCACGCTGGGACGAAGGTAAGCCAGCTGACTTCGCCGTGGGCGATGCCTGCGGCGTCCCGGTTGTTTATCCCTGCAACTCCCTGGTGGACCATGCTGACGGCGATCCCGTTGAGAGGCATCCCGATCGTCAGCCCCGCCACGAGCGGCGAAGGGCATGGAGGTTACATGGCTAAGCTAACGACCCTGAAACCCCGGCTTAAGGTCATGGACACCCGACGCATCAAACCCGTTTACGGTGAGCAGCGGCGTATCAGTGGCAGTGTGCGCGTGAGGCTTAAGCGACGGATGTGGGTACGCGACGGAGGGCATTGCTGTATGTGCTCACGCGCCGTTGATCTGCATGACAGCGAGCTTGACCACCGCATCGCGCTGCAGTTCGGCGGCGACAACTCTGAGCGCAACCTATGGACGCTCTGTAAGGACTGCCACGCCGGAAAATCAGCGCGCGAAGCAGCCACGGCCAGTCCGGATGATGAAGCCCTGAAACATGTCGTGCCCGAAGGCGCTGACGGACAGGGAACAGTCATATTTTGATTTAAATGAAAATGATTATCATTTAATTGAAGAATTAGTTGCATTTGTAACTATTTCATATGTAATGATAATGATTCTCATTACCGGGGGGGAGGGCTCAAAAAAAAGGCCGATCACCCTGTACACCGCCCCCTCCCTCACGCAGAGAAAAAATCCCCTTCTGGAGGGTATAAACATGTTAACAGCGCAAAAGCGAAAATTCGCGGTGGCGCTGATGTCCGGCATGTCTCAGAAAGATGCGGCAGTAAAGGCGGGCTACTCGGAGAAATCCGCGCGGTCAAAGGGGTCGCAGCTTGCAAAAGACCCGGAAGTCATCGCTTTCATTGCCCGTAAAAAGCAAGAAACCGTCACCGTGGATGAGGTGCCGGCGTACCGGAAAAATGTTTATACCCCAGCGGTAAACATCCCGGAAAAAATCCCTCAGCCAGAAGTGCCGCCGGCAGCTGGTCAGTATGACGATCCGCTCAAGTTTCTGATGGCAGTGATGAACGACTTCACTGAGGACATTGACACCCGGAAGGATGCGGCAAAGGCCATGCTGCCTTATGTTCACCCCAAAAAAGGAGAGACGGGCAAAAAAGAGGCGCGAAACGCTGCGGCGAAAGTGGCCGCGGGCGCGAGCAAGTTCGGATCCATGGCACCGCCAAAGCTGGTGGTGAACAACAAAGAGGGGTAATCCATGGCGCAGTGGTCCACGGCCTGCACCGACTGGGAAAACCGCCTCATCGACGGCGAGTCCATTATTCCGCCGCCAATATTCGCTGACCAGGCTGAACAGGCGCTGAGCATATTCCGTGAACTCCGTGTTTCAGACCTCCCCGGCAAGCCCACGTTCGGTGAGTGCTCCGAGGAGTGGGTATTCGACTTTGTGAAAGTCATCTTCGGCGGGTACGATGCCGAGACCGGTAACCAGCTGATCCGTGAATACGGTCTGCTGATATCGAAGAAGAACACCAAGTCGACGATTGCCGCCGGCATTATGCTGACCGCGCTCATTCTCTGCTGGCGTGAGGATGAGGAGCATCTCATTCTGGCGCCGACAAAAGAGGTGGCCGACAACAGCTTCAAACCTGCCGCCGGCATGATCCGCGCGGATGAAGAACTGACAGATATGTTCCAGATTCAGGATCATATCCGCACCATCACCCACCGGGTCACGCGAAACACGCTGAAAGTGGTGGCCGCTGATACCGACACGGTCTCCGGGAAGAAGTCAGGCCGGATCCTCGTCGACGAACTCTGGCTTTTCGGCAAACGCGCCAACGCAGAGGCGATGTTTATGGAGGCTCTCGGCGGGCAGGTATCGCGCAATGAAGGCTGGGTGATTTACCTCACCACGCAGAGCGATGACCCGCCGGCAGGCGTGTTTAAGGAGCGCCTCGATTACTGGCGCGATGTGCGCGACGGCAAAATCAGCGATCCGAAAACGCTGGGGATCCTCTACGAATTCCCGGACAGCATGATCCAGACCAAGGCTTATCTTCAGCCTGAGAACTTCTATATCACCAACCCGAACATCGGCCTTTCCGTCAGTCCGGAGTGGATTGCCGATAACCTGCGAAAGAACCAGGCGAAAACTGATGGCACGCTGCAGCAGTTTCTGGCGAAACACCTCAACATCGAAATCGGTCTTAACCTGCGCAGCGACCGCTGGGCGGGGGTCGATTTCTGGGAGCAGCAGGCGAGGCGTGTGAGCTTTAACGATTTGCTGCAGCGCGCCGAGGTGATCTCGGTCGGCATTGACGGCGGCGGGCTTGATGACCTGCTCGGGTTCAGTGCCGTCGGGCGCGATGCCGAGACGCGGGAATGGCTCTGCTGGTGTCATGCCTGGGCACATGAAATAGCAATCCGGCGCCGTAAAAGCGAGGAATCACGGTTCAACGACTTTGTGAAAGCCGGTGACCTGACCATTGTAAAGCGTGTCGGGCAGGACACGGAAGAGGTGGCGGAGTACGTCAGCCGCATCCACACCGCCGAGCTGCTCGACAAGATTGGCATTGACCCCTCCGGTGTGGGGCAGATCCTCGACGCACTTATTGAGGCGGAGATTCCCGCTGATGCCGTGGTGGGCGTGAGTCAGGGCTGGCGCCTCGGCGGTGCGATAAAAACGACCGAACGCAAGCTTGCCGAAGGCGTGCTGGTGCATGCCGGGCAGCCAATGATGGCCTGGTGCGTGGGCAATGCCCGCGTCGAGCCAAAAGGCAATGCGATCCTCATTACCAAGCAGGCCAGCGGCAAGGGCAAGATCGACCCGCTCATGGCGTTGTTTAATGCCGTTTCGCTTATGGCGCTGAACCCTGAGGCGAAGAAGCAGGATTATCAGGTGCATTTCATATGACAGCTATGTCAGTCAACAACCCGCTCCGGCGGGTTTTTTCGTTTCAGGAGGCAGCAAAATGACGCTTAAGCGCGCATGCACCCTCATGACGGTGAAAGCGGTAAACGAGGATGAGCGGATCATTACCGGCATCGCCTCCACGCCATCGCCGGATCGTGACGGGGACATTATGGAGCCGGAGGGCGCGAAGTTTCGCAGCGACACGCCGTTTCTCTGGCAGCACGACCGGTCCCAGCCCATTGGTACCTGTACCCCAAAAATGGTGAAAGAAGGGCTGCAGATCACCGCAAAACTGGTGAAGCCCACCGCGGATATGCCCTCCCAACTGGTTGCCCGGCTCGATGAGGCCTGGGCATCCATTAAGGCCGGGCTGGTGCGCGGGCTCTCCATCGGTTTCCGTCCCATTGAATATTCGTTCCTGGACGAGGGCGGGATCCGCTTTCTGTCCTGGGACCTTCTTGAAGTTTCAGCCGTGACCATTCCGGCGAATGCCGAATGCTCCATCAATACCGTGAAGTCTTATGACCGCCAGTTACTCGCCGCGTCCGGCAATGAGAAACCGGTAGTCAAATCGACCCAGCCCGCTGGCGCTACAGCACCCAAAACCAATACCAAAAAAGGAAACAGTTCGATGAATATCGCAGAACAAATCAAAAGCTTTGAAGCGAAGCGTGCGGCGCTGGCGGCGTCTCTCTCTGACGTAATGACGAAGGCCGCTGAAGACGGACGCACGCTGGATGCTGAAGAAGAGGAGACCTATGACAACACTTCTTCCGAGATCAAATCCGTCGATGCGCACCTGAAGCGACTGCGCGATATGGAATCCAGCATCGCCCAGACAGCAAAGCCGGTCAGCAAAGCCGCCGGCGGTGATGTCAGTACGGTGACCGCGCCGGGTATCATTCGTGTTGAGCCGAAGCTGGAAAAAGGTATCGCCTTTGCCCGCTTTACCAAGGCTCTGGCAGCTGCCAAAGGCGCGCGAACGGAAGCGCTGCAGATCGCCAAAAACAAATATCCGGAAGATATCAAACTTCACCACGTTCTTAAGGCCGCTGTCAGCGCAGGCACAACTACCGATCCGCAGTGGGCCGGCGCGCTGGTTGAATATCAGGATTTTGCCAATGACTTTGTGGAGTTCCTGCGACCGCAGACCATCATTGGTAAGTTCGGTACCGGTAATATCCCGTCGCTGCGCGAAGTCCCTTTTAACATTCGTGTGCCCGTGCAGACCTCTGGTGGCTCCGCGGACTGGGTTGGACAGGGTAAGCCCAAACCGCTGACCAATTTCAACTTCGAAACCATCACGTTTGGTTTCTCCAAAGTAGCTGCAATTTCGGTTCTGACCGAAGAGCTTTTGCGTTTTTCTAACCCTAAGGCAGACGTACTGGTACGTAACTCCCTGGCTGAAGCGGTTATCGCCCGCCTAGATGCCGATTTTGTCAACCCCACTAAAGGTGAAGTTAACGGTGTCTCGCCGGGTTCTATCACCATTGGCGCGCCGACTATTCCCAGCACCGGCATTCCGGATGATGACAGTACTGCAGCGTTTCAGGTGTTCATTAACGCCAACCTTCAGCCAACCGGTGCGGTATGGATGATGTCCAGCTCAACAGCCCTTGCGCTTTCCAAACGTAAGAATGCGCTGGGGCAGAAAGAATATCCGGAAATGAATATGTTCGGCGGCGTTTTCGAGGGGCTGCCGGCGATCGTCTCACAGTATGTCGGCAATCAGCTGGTGCTGATGAACGCACCCGATATTTACCTGGCTGATGAAGGCGGGGTGGCAGTCGATATGTCGAGCGAAGCCTCGCTGGAAATGGAATCAGCCCCGACACATGACAGCGTAACGCCAACAGGTGTTGAACTGGTCTCTATGTGGCAGACCAACAGCGTGGCCATCCGCGCCGAGCGCTGGATCAACTGGAAGCGTCGCCGTACCGCTGCAGTGGCTGTCATTTCCGGTGTGAACTACGGTACCGGCCAGGGCAGCTAATCCACTCAGGAGGGCGGGGTAAAACCCGCCATATTGCATGGCAAAAATCAGGTATCTGCAACGCACACATGACTCGCGACCCGGTGACGAAAAGACCGTGGACGATCCATGTGCGAGAGTGCTGGTGCTGCTGGGCATGGCTGAGTACACCGGTATAAAGCGCGCGGGTGGCGGAAAAAAGAAAAATAATGCGGGGAATGGCTGATGTGGAACCCTTTCCGGAGAAAAGAAAAAGCACTTCAGCAGCCAGCAAGTCGCGGTGGCTGGATGTCACTTATCAGTGAGCCTTTTGCGGGAGCCTGGCAGCGTAATCTGGAAATTAAACCGACGACAGTGCTTTCCTTTCACGCCGTGTTTACCTGCATATCGCTGATCGCGAGCGATATCTCAAAGATGCCCCTGCGGCTGATGCGCCGGGACTCAAACGGCATCTGGAAAGAAAACAATAACGGCACCCCCGCGAGGATTTACAGACGTCCGAATGCGTTTCAGAACCGGATGCAGTTTTTCGAGTGCTGGCTCAACTCGAAGCTTTGCCACGGGAATACGGTTGTCCTGAAGATCCGGAATACCCGCGGGGATATAACCGAACTGCGCATCCTGGACTGGAACAAAGTGACGCCGCTGGTGGCGGATGACGGGTCCGTTTTCTACCAGATTAACCCCGACAACATGACGGGCGTCGATGCTTCTGTAACGGTCCCCGCCCGCGAGGTGATCCACTACCGCTTCAACTGCCTGTTTCATCCGCTGATCGGGCTCTCACCGATTTATGCGGCTGGCCTGGCTGCGATGCAGGGCCACCATATTCAGGAAAACTCAGCACACTTTTTCCGCAACGGCAGTAAGCCGAGTGGGGTCATTGAAGTGCCCGGTACCATCACGGATGAAAATGCCCGGAAACTGAAAGCGAACTGGGACACGGGCTATACAGGCGAAAACGCAGGCAAAACGGGGCTGCTGAGTAACGGCGCAAAATACAACCCCATTTCTATGTCTGCTGACGATGCGAAGGTCGTTGAGCAGCTGCAGATGTCGGAAAAAATCGTCTGCTCAACGTTTCACGTCCCGGCCTATAAAGCCGGTGTCGGTGATCTTCCTTCCTACGACAACATCGAGGCGCTGGAGCAGCAGTATTACTCGCAGTGTCTCCAGACGCTGATTGAGTCGATCGAGTTGCTTCTGGATGAGGCGTTTGAACTGGAAGACGATGCCGGTACCGAGTTTGACGTCAGCGCGCTGCTGCGTATGGACAGTGAACGCCGTATCAAAACGCTGGGTGAAGGTGTCAAAAACACTATCCTGACGCCGAATGAGGCGCGGCGCAGTGAAAATCTGCCGCCGGTGACGGGCGGTGATGAGTTGTATCTGCAGCAGCAGAATTTCAGCCTGGGTGCGCTGGCGCGCCGCGATGCCTCTGACGATCCGTTCGGCAAAAAGAGCGCAGCGCCGCAGCCAGTCAGTGATGAAGGAAAGGCATTGTCTGACGCAGAGCAGGCGGCGGCAAAAGCCATGCTCAGAGGATTGCTTACCAAATGAATGAACGTGAATTAACTCTCATTAAAGTGCTGGGCGAGGAGTTCGGGCTTGTTCTTGATGAAATGCGCGCAGGGTTCAGTAAAAGCATTGAGGAGCAGCGCCTGGCCTTCGAAGTAAAACTCACCCACCTCGAAGAGCATATCGCAGATATCAAAAGCGCAGAACCGCCGGATCTGTCGGCGATGGTACGGGATGCCGTCTCTCAGCTACCTGAGCCAGAACTGCCGCAGCTGCCGGATATCGCTTCTATGGTCAGCAATGCGGTAGCCGCCATACCACCTGCGCAGGACGGTAAAAGCCTGACACCAGATGACGTGGCGCCCATGCTGCAGCAGATGGTGGATCGGGCGGTCAGCGCGATGCCCGTGCCCCGCGATGGCAAGGATTATGATCCTGACATGCTGCATAAGGCCGTGAAAGCGGCAGTGGATGACGCCGTAGCGGCAATCCCGGTACCGCAGGACGGCAGGAGCCTCACACCTGACGATGTGCAGCCTATGCTGCGGGCGCTTGTTACGGAATCAATGCCGGTTTTGCCTGACGTCAAAGCACTGGTCAGCGAAGCTGTTGCCGCACTACCTGCACCCGAAAAGGCCAGAGATGGGGAGGACGGTCGCGACGCGCTGGCGCTGGAACTGCTTCCCTTTATTGATGAGGGGAAAAGTTACCCGCGCGGTTCTTACGCTACCCACAACGGCGGGCTGTGGCGCGCCTATGAAAAAACGCATGGCATGCGCGGCTGGGAATGTTTGGTGGATGGCGTGGCGGGCGTTGACATTGAGCGTTCAGATCAGCGGCGTTTCACCCTGACGGTTAACCGCGCGAGCGGTGGCAGCGAAACCAAATCGTTTGACGTTCCGGTCATGATTTACCAGGGCGTTTTCAAATCCGGTCAGGACTATCTGCCCGGCGATACGGTGACTTGGGGCGGTTCGCTCTGGCACTGCGACGAACCGACGCAGGATAAACCCGGCGAAACGGGCTCAAAAGGCTGGACACTTGCCACCAAGCGCGGGCGTGACGGGAGGGATAAAACGTGATTGAACTCGTGACTCTCGACCAGGCAAAGGACCACCTGCGCATAGATGCTGATGCCGGTGATGACGATCTTAAGCTGAAAATTCAGGCCGGTAGCGCCGCCATTCTTGCTTATGTCCAGGGCAGCCGGGACCGAATCGTTGCCGGTAATGGCGCTCTCATTGAGGGCGAGCCGCTGCGCCGCGCACAGACAGCGCTGCTTATGCTGCTGGGCTGGCTCGACCGCAACCGCGGCGGTGAAGAGGAAGAGAAGCTGCAACAGGGGGAACTGCCGTTCTCGGTCACAATGCTTATCTACGATCTTCGCTGCCCCACCATTCTCTGACCGGAGGCTTTATGCACGCTGGGCGCTTGCGCGACCAAATTACCGTTATGAATTCCGTTCCCGTCCGCACCCCCTCCGGTGATGTTAAACCGGAATGGCAGGAGGGAAAGACTGTCTGGGCGGAGGTGAAAGGCATCAGTGGACGGGAAATCATCTCTGCCGGCGCTGAAAAAGCCGAAGCGACTGTCCGGGTGTGGGTCCGGTATCGCAGTGACATTTCAGCGGCATCACGTCTGAACGTTAAAAGTGGTGCCTTCAAAGGCCTGACGCTGGAAGTGACAGGACCGCCCATCCCGGATGCCGGGTGCACTCAGCTCGAAATTCTCTGCAAACAGGGGGTAAAACCATGATAGGTACCAGCCTTGATTTCTCCGGCCTGCTCGATTTGTCGGAAGATCTCGCCACGCTCAGCAAAGCGGAAAACCGCAAGGTGATGCGCGATGCCACGCGTGCCGGGGCAACCATTTTCAAAGATGAGGCAGTAAGCCGCGCGCCGGTGAAAACGGGGAAACTCAAAAAGAATATCGTCGTGCTGACGCAGCGTGAGCGCAACGGGGCGATATCTTCCGGTGTTCATATCCGCGGTACCAACCCGCGCACTGGCGCCAGCGACAAGACGATGAAAGCCAGCGATCCGCGTAATGCCTACTACTGGCGCTTTATCGAAATGGGTACCTCGACCATGCCGCCCGTGCCGTTCGTCAGGCCTGCCTATGAGGCGCGTGAAGAGGATGCGGTAAACGCCGCGTTCGCCGAAGCCAATGCGGCGATCGACAGGGTGCTTTCAAAATGACAGAGGCCGACGTTTACTCGCTGATCGGCGCGCTGGCCGACGGACAGGTTTACCCCGGCGTGGTACCGCTTAACAGCCAGGGTGAACCGGCAGTTGCGCCGCCATGGATCACATTCACGCTGGTGGTTCAGACCTATGGCGACACTTTCTGCGGTCCGGCGGAGGAAAACACATCTCTCCAGGTTGACGTATACGCGTCCTCTGTGGATGAGGCCCGTGCGCTGCGCGAAGAGGCGATCGCCGCATTGACGCCGCTGGGATTCACCCGCATGAGCAAGACCGGCGGTTACGAGCCCGAAACAGGCCTGCGACGTGCAACCGCAGAAGTCCACGTCCTTCAGTAATCACTACCCACGTAATCCCCATACCGCCGCGAGGCGGTTTTTTTATACCCGGAGACAGCTATGTCCGCACTTTATGAAAAATCGCAGTTAACGAAGATCCTGATCTCTTCGCTGCCGGCAACGAAAGATACGATGGCAAGTGCCGACTATCTTGATCTGAGCTGCACGCTCAAAGAGGTCCAGTTCACCGGTGGCCAGAAACAGGACATCGACGTCACCACCCTGTGCTCGACAGAACAGGAGAACATCAACGGCCTGCCGGCTCAGTCGGAGATTTCGCTGTCGGGCAACTTCTTCAAAAATGCGGCACAGGACGCACTGCGTGACGCATATGACAACGACACGACGTATGCCTTCCAGGTGATCTTCCCGTCCGGTAAAGGCTTCCGTTTCCTGGCTGAAGTTCGCCAGCACACCTGGTCATCCGGTACCAACGGCGTGGTCGCGGCTACCTTCTCCCTGCGCCTGAAAGGCAAACCTGAAAACATCGAATCCGGTTCGTAAGGAAAATCATGTCCATTAAAGAGCTTGCCCTGGCGAAACACTCCGGGTTTCGTCATAAAACCATCACCGTGCCCGAATGGGGCGGTGTGAATGTCGTTCTGCGCGAGCCATCCGGTGAAGCCTGGCTGCGCTGGCAGGAGATCGCCGGAACCGATATCAAGCCTGAAGATCTTTCGGTGTCGGAGCGCGCGAACCGCAACCTGCGCGCTGATGTCGCGCTTTTTCTCGATGTGCTCTGCGACGAGGACAAGCAGCAGGTTTTTACCCGGGACGATGAAGAGGAAGTGCGTGCCATCTATGGCCCCGTGCATTCCCGTCTGCTGAAACAGGCACTCGATCTGATCGCATCCGGGGAAGATGCCCGGGAAAAGTCGCCACCCCCGGCGTTAAATTCCTGATGTCGCTTGCGCTCCGCATGGGGCGCACGCTTTCAGAACTCAGGCAGAGCATGACGGCAAGTGAAATGCTGATGTGGATTGAATACGACAGGATAAGCCCGATCGGCGATATCCGCAGTGACATTCAGGCGGCGCAGATTGTCTCTGCCGTATATGGTTCGCAGGGTGCAAAAGTGCCGCTGAATGATGCCATTCTGCAGTGGGGGGGAGAAGAGCGACAAACAGATAAGGATCCGTTTGCCGGGCTTGAGGAGGCGCTTACAGAGGCAACTAAGTGACAAATTAACTTATTCTGTTTAGCATTAACTTACTTATTAGTAAGGGAATGAATATGAAGATCGCAATCGTTACTCTTTTGTCTCTTATTTATTTAACTGGATGCAAACCGTCCGAAAAAGATTATATCAACCTTGGCGAAGGTCTGGTTAAAAGTACTTTAAAGGATCCGGATAGCGCAAAATTCGAATCTTTCTTCAAACAGTCCGGTGAAAGTGATGGATATGTTTGTGGATCTGTAAATGCAAAAAACTCTTATGGTGGCTATACAGGAAAAAAACAATTTTATGTATATGTGGATGTTTTAGATGGAAAAATAAATTCTAATGGTCCTGTGAAAATCATTAATGAACAGGATCACCAAGAAAAAGAAAATTATAAGTTGTTCTGCCAATAAAAACCGCTCCGGCGGTTTTTTTACGTCCGGAGAATGGTAATGGCAACGCTTCGCGAACTTATTATAAAAATTTCTGCTGACTCCAGCTCATTCCAGAGTGAGATCACCCGCGCCTCTCGCATGGGCTCCGATTATTACAGAACAATGCAGGCGGGAGGCCGCCAGGCAGCGGCGGCCGCTAAAGAAAGTGAAAGGGCGTTATCTGATCTCACTAATGGTTTTGCCTCAGCAGGTAAAGCCGCAGCTGCGGCGGCTGCGGCTTTTGCTACAGGGAAGCTGGTGCAGATTGCAGACGAATGGAACTCAGTGAATGCTCGTCTTCAACAGGCTTCTGCTTCGGCTGATGATTTTGCCACTTCACAACGTCAGCTTATGGAAATCAGTCAGCGCACGGGTACAGCGTTCTCTGATAATGCCAACCTCTTTGCCCGCGCAGCTGCATCGATGCGCGAATACGGCTATAGCTCGGAAGAAGTGCTCAAAATCACCGAAGCCGTTTCAACTGGCCTTAAACTTTCGGGTGCCAGTACAGCTGAGGCAGGTTCGGTTATCAATCAGTTCAGTCAGGCACTCGCCCAGGGCGTGCTACGTGGTGAGGAATTCAATACCGTCAACGAAAGCGGCGACCGCGTAATCAGGGCGCTGGCGGCTGGCATGGGCGTTGCGCGCAAAGATCTTAAGAGTATGGCCGACCAGGGCAAGCTCACTATCGATAAAGTTGTGCCAGCGCTAATGAGCCAGCTTGGGACATTACAGGGTGAGTTTGCAACGATGCCGCAGACTGTTTCAGGCTCATTACAAAAAGTCACTAACTCATTCATGGGGTGGGTCGGAGGAGTTAACGCAGCAACGGGTGCCACGGATGCGCTGTCCGGTGGCCTTGATGGTGTAGCCCAGACACTGGACTCTTTTACTTCATCCGCGGTGAGCGGTGCTTTGAGTGATGTGGCCGACAATATGTCAGTTATCACTACCGTAGCAGGCGCGCTGGTGGGTGTTGGCCTGGCTAAGTATCTCAGCGGAATCGTTACCAGCGCCACGAGTGCGACAGGTGCTTTGATCTCTGCTGCGAAATCAGAAGTTGCTCTCGCAGTAGCGCAAGACAGAGCAGCCCAGTCAGCCGTGGCGGCTTCCAGAGCTGACGTCTATCGTGCACAGCAAGCTTTGCAGAGAGCAAAGGGCGCTGATGTTCAGGCTGCGCAACAGGAAAAAATAGCAGCTGCAGAGGCAAAGGTAACAGCAGCACAGTCTAGGCTCACGACGGCTCTTGCCGGAGGTACAGCAACAGAGAAAGTGAGGGCAAGAGCAGCGCTTGAGCGTGCTCAGGCAGGTCTTGCAGCTGCTAAAAATGCGGACGTACAGGCAGTTGCTGAACGACGACTGGCACAGGCAGAGGCCGCGCGTGACAGGAACCTGGCCAACCGTGTCTCAACCCAAAGTAATCTAAACAGTGTCACCGCTGTCGGATCGCGGCTCATGAGTAGTGCTCTGGGAGTTATCGGTGGTATTCCAGGTCTGGTGATGCTTGGCGCAGGAGCATGGTATGCGGCGTATCAGAATCAGGAACAGGCTCGCCGTTCTGCTCAGGAATACGGCAGAACGATAGATGAGATAAGCAAAAAGACCAGGGCGATGTCTTTGCCGGAAGCTTCCGACAACAGTGAAAAAGCCAAAAAAGCTCTTGATGAACAGAACAGACTTATCGATGAGCAAAAAAGCAAAATTGAAAGTCTGAAAGAGCAGATTGCCGGATCGCAGTATCTTATCAACAACCCCGGCCCGACTACGAAAGGTGGTTTCATGATCAACCACCTTACCTCTCTGAAGACTGTAACTGATGATCTGTCGACTGCAACTGAGCAGTTGTCGGTTGAACAGGAAAGGCTTTCTCAAATGCAGGAGAAAGCAGCCTCCATCCAACAAACTCTCGAGGGGCTCCAGTACCGTCGGGTATCGCTGATTAGACAGGAAGCGGCTAATCAGAATTCTGCCTACCAGTCTCTGCTGATGATGAACGGACAGCATCAAACATTTAACCAGCTCCTCGGGCTCGGCAATCAGTTACTGATGGCCCGTCAGGGAATGACACTGGCACCCCTGCGTGTTCCTCAGGCTGAAGCCTCGCAGAAACAGACCGATGCGCTCGAAAAAAGCCGCCGCGAACTGGCCCTGTCCCGACTTAAAGGTGAGGCAAAAGAGCGCGCCCGCCTTGGCTATGCTGCTGATGAACTCGGTCTGACGGCTGATCCGCAATTCCAGACCAACCGGCTTGAGTACATCAATAACGGACTTGAAGAGTGGCGCAATAACGAGGCCAACAAAAAGCAGCCCAAAGGGCCAAAGTCGGACGAAGAAAAGGCCGCTGATGCTTATAAAAGGATGATCAAGCAGCAGAAGGAGCAGATCGCCCTGCAGGGCCAGAGCACCGAACTTGCCAGGGTTAAATACCAGGTGGTTGAAGGCGAATTGTCCACGCTGGACAAGGCGCAGAAGGCTGAACTGATGCGCAACGCCGCATTAATCGATCAGGTCAAGCTTCGTGAGCAGCTGCGTAATTACGAGGCGAATCTGGCTGACAGCAACGCCAGCGCCCGGGCGGCGAATGATGCGCAGCTCATTGGTTACGGTCAGGGCACCCGGTTCCGTGAGCGGATGCAGGAGCAATTCAATATCCGTAAGGAGTTTGAGCAGAAGAATAACGATTTGCTCCGACAGCGGCAGGCCGGGGACATTGACGAAACCTTCTACCAGCAGGGGCTGGCACTCAACAAACGCTATCTGGAAGAGCGGCTGCGCGACCAGGAGGGGTATTACACCGCTTCCGATGCGCAACGCGGTGACTGGTTAACAGGCATGTCTGAGGGCTATGCGAACTGGGTGGACGAGGCGACCGACTATTCCGCGATGGCTGCTGACGGGATGAAGCAGGCCATGGGCGGCGCGGTGACCACCATTACCGACATGCTCAACGGCAATCTTGACAGCTGGAAGGACTGGGGCATGAACGTCCTGAAAATTATCGAGACCGTTCTCGTTAATATGATGGTCGCGAATGCCGCGAGCTCTCTCGGCTCACTCTTCAGCTTTGGTGCTTCATCTGCCGCAACGGCCAGCAGCGGGACGGCCATACAGAGCGCTGCGTCAAACTTCACCTTCAACGCCAAAGGCGGCGTCTACGACTCACCCTCCCTCAGTGCCTACAGCGGTGGTGTCTACCAGACCCCACAGCTCTTTGCCTTTGCGAAAGGGGCCGGGGTGTTTGGCGAAGCAGGTCCGGAGGCAATTATGCCGCTCACGCGCGCGGCGGATGGTTCGCTCGGCGTTCGCGCAGTCGGCGCGCCGCAGTTTTCCGGCGGCGGCCCGTCCGTGTCGTTTGGCGATATCAACATCAACGGCGGTGCGCAGTCCACTGCAGGGCAGGGAGCAGCCGCCACTGCCGGCAGGCAACTCAAGGATGCAATCGTGACGGTGATTAATGAGCAGGCCAGCATGCCGGGATCGCCTTTGTGGCGGCTTTTGAAAGGAGCGTAATCATGGCAGTTGAGACCTTCTCCTGGTGCCCGAAGGTGGCGGCGCAGGCTGATACCAGTTTCCGCACCCGTAAAGCGCAGTTCGGGGATAATTATGCACAGGTGGCCGGGGACGGCATCAACCCGGTCACATCGCAATGGAGCGTGAGTTTTACCGGCGATGAAGCGTATGTCCAGGCCATAAAGGCATTTCTGAAGCGGCATGCTGGCTGGAAGTCCTTCATCTGGAAGCCGCCCCTGGAGCCCGCAGGGTTATGGCGGTCTGAATCTCTCCAGATAGCCACCCACGGCGCAGATCTTTACACCCTCAGCACCACATTCATTCAGGCATACCATCCATGAGCATTTCATCTGATGTCCAGAAACTGGAACCGGGCAGCCGCGTGCGCCTTGTCGAAGTCGACGGCGAGGCGTTTGGTGCCGGCATTCTGCGGTTTCATAACGAAACCCTCCCTCACACAGAGGCCGAAATCATTGCTGCGGGCGGCGATGCGTCGAAGCTCCAGCCGAAATCGGTCTGGTGGCAGGGGCTGGAGTACGGTGCATGGCCCTTTGAACTGACCGGCCTGTCCGTCAGCAGCGACGGGCAGAGCGCCCGACCAACACTGACCGTGGCAAATATCAGCGGCACGATTGGCGCGCTCTGTCGTCGCTTTCAGGGAATGGCAAAGGCAAAAGTGATTATCCACGAGACCTTCGCTCATTACCTTGATGCCCGCAATTTTGCCGGCGGCAATCCCGGCGCTAATCCGAATGAGGAGCGCAAACAGGTCTATTATATTGACCGTAAATCCAGCTCGGATGATGAAACCGTGGAGTTTGAACTGTCCAGCCCGGCAGACCTGCGGGGACAGCTTATCCCCACGAGGCAGATCCAGCCCATGTGCACCTGGTGCATGCGCGGGTGGTACAAAACCGGCAACGGCTGTACCTATGCCGGGCAGAATGGCTGGTTCGATAAGGACGGCAACCGGGTGGATGATCCTTCGAAAGACGTGTGCTCAGGCCTCTTGTCGACCGGGTGTAAACCCCGGTTCGGCGCCAACAATGAACTCGACTACGGCGGCTTTCCGGGTGCGTCACTTCTGAGGGGGTAACATGCGGGACAAGACAATCAGCGCGATTCTGGCGCATGCGGCGCAGTCGTTCCCGGCTGAATGCTGCGGTGTGGTGATCCAGAAGGGACGGGTTGAGAAGTATATCGCCTGCCGGAATCTGGCCACCTCCCCGGAAGAGCAGTTTGAACTGTCGCCGGAAGATTACGCGGCAGTTGAAGAGCAGGGCACGGTGGTTGCCGTGGTGCACAGCCACCCGGGGGACGGCGCCACGACGCAGCCGAGTGAACTGGACATGCTGATGTGCGACGCCACCGAGGTGCCGTGGGTGATCGCTTCATGGCCTGAAGGCGATATCCGTACCATCATGCCGCGCGGCGATCGTCCACTGACCGGGCGGCAGTTTGTTCTCGGGCATGCTGACTGCTGGTCCCTTATCCGGGATTACTTCCGCACTGAACACGGTATCACGCTGCCCGACTACAGCGTCGATCGCCACTGGTGGGAGGAGGGCGAAAACCTCTATATGGATAACTGGTACGCATGCGGTTTCAGGGAATTCGATGGCCCCCCGCAGCCTGGCGATATGGTCATCATGCAGGTGCAGGCCAGCGTGCCAAATCATGCCGGCGTCCTGCTGGAAGGCAACATGCTGCTGCACCACCTGTACGGTCAGCTCAGCCAGCGTATTCCGTATGGCGGCTATTACCGTGACCGCACCATTAAAGTTTTACGGTACAAGGATCTGATGTAATGGAAAAACGTACTGTCATTAAACTAAGTGGGTCAATGGCGCAGCGCTTCGGGCGCACGCACCGCCGGGCGCTGTCTTCTGCCAGCGAGGTTTTCAGGGCGTTGTCCAGTACGGTTGACGGCTTTGAGGAGTATCTCCGCGAGGCGCGCGCCAGGGGCCTTGATTTCGTTATCTTCCGCGATCGCCGCAACATCAGTCAGGAAGAGTTTTCGCTCCTCGGGCCCGGGGATGAGCTGCGCATTATTCCGGTCATCCGCGGCAGCAAGCGTGCCGGCATTTTCCAGGCGGTTCTCGGCGTAGCCCTGATTGCCGGAGGTATCGCCCTTGGCCCTGCCGGGGCGGGACTTATCGGGAAAGGCGCTGCCCTGAATATCGCCCTTGTTGGTGCGTCGATGTCGCTGGGCGGCGTGGTGCAGCTGCTGTCGCCGCAGGTGGCAGGGCTGAGGATGCGACAGGACCCGGATAACAAGCCTTCCTATGCTTTTGGTGGCCCGGTCAACACCACCGCCAGCGGCAACCCCGTCCCCTTGCTCTACGGCCAGCGTGAGATCGGGGGGGCCATCATTTCAGCCGGCATATATGCGGAAGATCAGCAGTAAGCCGGTACGTGATTACTTTATGCCGCCCGCGGGCGGTTTTTTTATGGGCGCGATATGACGAACACAGCGATTAAAGGGCGCAAGGGCGGTGGTAACAAAACCCGCACGCCGGTGGAAGCCCCGGACAGTATTCAGTCCATAGCAAGAGCCAAAATTCTTGTCGCGCTCGGCGAAGGGGAGTTCGCCGGCGGCCTGGACGGGCGCAGCATTTACCTTGGCGACGCGTCATCGTATACCCCGCTGCAGAATGCCGACGGCAGTTACAACTTCAACAACGTTAAATACGAGTTTCGTTCCGGCACCCAGGATCAGAACTACATTCAGGGCTTTCCCGGCGTTGAGAATGAGCTGCAGGTCGCCTACGAGCTTAAAGCTGCTGTGCCGTATGTCCGTTCCGTCTCCAATACCCAGCTTTCAGCCCTGCGCATCCGCCTCGGCTGGCCCTCGCTGCTGAACCAGAAAGATAACGGCGATAAGGTGGGTACGCGCGTTGAGTATGCGATCGAGCTGTCGGTCGACGGTGGTGCATACGCGCCCGTGGTTAAAGGCGCTGTCGATGACAAGACCACCACCCTCTATGAGCGCAGTCACCGTATCGACCTGCCGAAAGCCACCACCGGCTGGCAGCTGCGCGTGCGCCGGATCACACCGGATTCAACGACAGTGAATGTTGTGGACAGTATGCGCGTTGAGGCGGTCACCGAGATCATCGATGCGAAGCTGCGTTACCCCAACACGGCGCTGCTCTACATTGAATTCGATGCGAAGCAGTTCCCGAACGGCATTCCGCAGGTGGTGTGCAATCCGAAGGGGCGAATTATTCGCGTGCCTGATACCTACGATCCGGAAACGCGCACCTATTCCGGCACCTGGGAGGGCGGGTTTAAATGGGCATGGACCGATAACCCTGCGTGGATCTATTACGACATCGTGCTGAATGAGCGGTTCGGGCTTGGTCAGAGGATTGATGCGACCCAGATTGATAAATGGGAGCTGTACCGCATCGCGCAATACTGCGATCAGCCGGTACCGGATGGCAAAGGCGGCAGCGGTAAGGAGCCGCGCTTCCGGTGTAATGTCTACATCCAGGAGCGCAATGACGCCTGGACGGTGCTGCGCGACCTGGCCGGCATTTTCCGTGGTATGACCTACTGGGGCGACAACAAGCTGTATGTGCTGGCTGATATGCCCCGCGATATCTGGCACATCTATAACCACGCCAGTATGGTCGACGGTAAGTTTACCTTTGCCGATCCGAGCGAAACCACCCGCAACACCGCCGCGCTGGTGAACTGGTCCGATCCGGCGAATCACTACAAAGACACACCGGAAGTGGTTTATGACAACGATCTGGCGATGCGCTTCGATTACAGCCAGCTTGAAATGACGGCCATCGGCTGCACCCGGCAGTCAGAGGCAAACCGGCGCGGACGCTGGGCGCTGCTCACTAACGGCATCGGTGAGGTGGTGACCTTTAATACCGGGATGGATGTTCCCCCGGTCGGTGAGGTGATCGGTGTGGCCGCAAACGAACTGGCCGGCAGAGTGATTGGCGGCAGGGTCAGCGCGGTCAGCGGTCGCAATATCACTCTCGATCGTGCCGCAGATGTCAAAGCCGGCAACCGGCTTTTTCTCAACCTGCCCTCGGGTGTCGCGCAGGCCCGGACCGTGCAGGCAGTGAAGGGCAATGTTGTCACGGTCACCACGGCCTACAGCGAAACGCCAGAGGCGGAGTGCTGCTGGGGTGTGGATGCTGACGATCTGTTTATCGCGCTCTTTCGCGTAACCGGCACCCGTAACAACGATGACGGCACGTTTGAGGTGACCGGTGCGACCTATAACCCGGATATTTATGCTGCGGTCGATACCGGCGCCCGGCTCGATGAACGGCCGGTCAGCGTCATTCCGCCAGGCGTTCAGGCACCACCGGAAAACATCGTTATCGACAGCTACTCGACGGTCAGCCAGAACATTGCGATCACCACCATGCGTGCGGCATGGAAACCCGTTAAAGGGGCGATTGCCTATGAGGCAGAATGGCGCCGTGACAGCGGTAACTGGGTGAGTGTACCCCGCACATCCTCTCAGGGTTTCGAGGTGCCGGGCATCTACGCCGGGCGCTATCTGGTGCGGGTGCGCGCGGTGAACGCCAGTGATGTCTCGTCTATATGGGCAACATCAGCTGAAGTCACGCTGACCGGGAAAGTGGGTAATCCCCCGAAACCGCTGGGCTTTACCGCCTCCGAAAATGTGGTGTTTGGTATCGAGCTGAACTGGGGCTTCCCGGCGAATACCGACGACACGCTGAAGACGGAAATTCAGTACAGCCTGACCGGCAGTGCCGACGATGCCATGCTGCTGGCCGACGTGCCTTATCCGCTGCGCAGATATCAGCAGATGGGGCTTAAGGCCGGGCAGATTTTCTGGTACCGCGCGCAGCTGGTGGACCGGACCGGTAACGAATCCGGGTATACCGACTGGGTCCGCGGGCAGTCCAGCACCGATGTGACCGACATTACAGAGGCAGTGCTTGAGCAGATCAAGGACACCGACCTGTTCAAAGACCTCATCGAGAACGCCGTGGAGGGTAGTCAGGCAGTTGCGGATCTGGCTGAGGCAGTCAAACAGAACGCCGACGGCCTGGCTGCGGCAGCAGGCGCAAACCGCCAGACGGCAGAAGCCATTATCGGCAATGCACTGGCGATCGCCGACGTGGTGGTGCGCCAGTCAGCGCAGCAGGGTGCTAACTCCGCGAAATTCGAGCAGCTGCGCGAAGTTATCGCCACCGAAACCGAGGCGCGCGTGACCGATGTGATCCGCCTGGAGGCAAAGACAGACCAGAACGCCGCCGGCATCACCGAAGTGCGCCAGGCGCTGGCAAACGAAACCGAGGCACGGGCGACAGCTGTCGATCAGCTTACCGCGCAGACGGAAGAGAATAAGGCCAGTATCACAGAGCTGACGCAGACCGTGACGGATCTGGACTCGTCTACCGCCTCGCGCTTTGAGGAGATTTCGGCAGAGATCGCGGGCATTGATGGCAGTGACATCAGAGGGGGAATACAGAGCAACTCCATTGCGCTGATCACCACCACGCTGGCGCAGGTTAATGATCGCTCACGCCTCAGCGTGCAGTACGGCGACAATAAGGCCGGGATTGAGCGTGTTGATAACGTGATGGCTGATGCCAGCCAGGCTGTCGCGGAGTCGCTCAGGTCGATGGATGCCAGTTCCGGCGCCGGCACGGCAAACACCACCGACTTTGCGAAAACCATGGCTGACTTCTCGCAGGTATCGGCGACAAAAATCAACTCCCTGTCAGTGACGGTAAACGGTCAGCAGGCGGCAATCGTCCAGAATGCTCAGGTTTCTGCTGACATCAACAATAACCTGAATGCGATGTACAGCATCAAGGTGGGTGTGGATGCCGCTGGTCGCCAGTACGCTGCGGGGATGGGGATAGGGGTACAGAATACGCCTGCGGGTATGCAGTCGCAGGTGCTTTTTGTGGCAGATCGGTTCGCCGTAATGGCCCAGGCCGGAGGCACGGTCTCGCTGCCGTTCGTTATCGAGAACGGGCAGACATTCGTCAACGATGCCTTCTTCAGGGATGCCAGCATTCAGTTCGGTAAGATCACCGACTCGCTGAAGTCGGATAACTACGCCGCAGGATCTGCAGGCTGGAATCTGCCTAAAAGTGGCAACGCGGAGTTTAATCAGGTGACGGTGCGCGGCGCGATTTATGCCACCAACGGCAATTTCAACCTCACCGGGCCGGGCAATACGACTGTGATTAACGGCCTGGGCGTCACGGTTAATCTTGCAAACGGCGGTCTTGTAAGACTGGGGAGCTGGTAAATGCCGTCAGGCTTACTGATTGATTTTAATGACGGGTACCGGATGGAAATCACTACGGGGCTTCGTGCCCCGTTTTTCTGCCGGACTACAGCACAGGGGTACAACGGGAAATCTGTTCCTGTCGATGGTTACGGCGCAGGAGACGTGGCGGTATTCATCCCCACTGAAAGCGTCAGAATTTTCGACTTCGGGACGGCGCTTTTCCCGTACACCCAGCGTCTGGTTTCCGTGACCCAGAGTGGCGGAACGCTGACAATGAATTCTGTCGGAGACAGGGAGGGCGCGCCTGATTCCTATCAGTGGCCCGGGCAGGTATGGCGTATCACACCGGCCAGCCAGTCAGGCAACAGCGGGTTACTGATTTCCGACTCGACGGATTTCACAGCGCTGACCACTAACGGGAATCTCGGCAGCTGCACCTGGTACGGAACGGTCACTATTAACGGCTCATGGACGCCACCTGTTTCAGGGCTGGTATTTGCGTCCTGGAACAGCCCGACTGCGGTTCTGGAAAATATCGGAGGGACAATATTCTGTTCAACAGACGCCGGAACCTATGAGGAGCAGCCCGCATCCGTGACGGCCCGTGTCGCCATTTTCTCTAACACCGCACCCGTGCCGGGGCCTGGTCTGACCTTCATCAATGCCGCAGGGCAGTGCACCTTCTCCACAACCAGAAAGCCCTTTGTTATTAAGTCATTTTTCACGCCTTCCCTGGCATGGCAGTCGGTTAACGGCATGGTGCCGGTCGGGCGCTATGGATGGGAGACCAGAAGGGCATCGAATGCCGAGTCGTGGAATATCGGCCGCGGGCGCGGGCTCATGATGAGCGGGGGGAGTGTCAAAGGAGGAAGAGGGCGCATTGTCACCAGAAACGACAGACAGAACTGGGATTTCGACAGTAGCGGCATGTGCGCGCTGTCTCTGCCCGTCATACCCGCTATGTACTAATCCCTGAATCCAGGCTCTATTGCGACACCGCTTCGGCGGTTTTTTTATTTCCGGAGAAACCATGATTTACACAACTGGCTCTATCGCAGTCAGCGGCAACACGCTGACCGGCACCGGCACGAATTTCACCGCAGCAGGTTCGCTCATTCGTAACGGCTGCACGGTGCTGGCACTGACCAGCCCGGCGCAGGCTTTCCAGATCACCTCAGTCGACAGCGCGACCGGCCTGACCGTGTCGCCTGCGGCATCGCCGGCGGTCCCTGCGGGGACAAAATTTGCCATTCTGTTGAGTGACAGCCTTAGCGTGGATGGCCTGGCACAGGATATTGCCGAGACGTTCAGTATGTACCAGCGGTACATGGGCGGTTTTGCGGATGTGATGAACGGCAGCGGAGATGTGACCATCACCATTAACGGTCAGCCTGTCACCGTTCCCGGCCAGAAGTCGCTGGCGAAGAAGGGCGCTAACTCAGACATCACCAGCCTGGGCGGACTGACAACCGCACTCAGTATCCAGCAGGGTGGTACAGGAGGTAAAACTGCAGCAGAAGCCCGAAATAAAATTGGCGCGGCGAGCTCCGGGAGTAACAGTGATATTACCAGTATTACCGGACTGACAACCGCACTCAGTATCCAGCAGGGCGGAACCGGGGCTAAGGATGCATCACAGGGATGGCTGAATCTGCTGAACGGCAGAACACCCGCGACCGCACGAGGCGATTTACAACTGGGAACCGCAGCTGTCCGTGATGCCTACAGCACAACCGGCGCCATTCTTTCCGTCGGCGATTTTGGTATCGGTGGAACGTCCGGCGGCGCTATCGTAACAAACGCCAACCTCATTAATGCAAACGGCATCTGGGGCGCCGGCGGCGGCAGTGGTCAAAATTATTTTGATAACTATTCCCCGATTCTGATGATGTTCCGCACCCCAACCACAAGCGGACAGCTGCAGGCGACTATCGACGGCAAACTCGCGGTCCGGGGATATAACGGCAGTACGATGAGCGCATGGAATCAGTGCTACACAACGGGAAATACGACCCGGGCTGCAGACGGCACAATCAAGGCTGCATCACCTATCGTGCGCATTGTGAAAAGCAAAGAAGACTGTACGCGGCCTGATATAGACGAGGCAGACTTCGAGTGGTGCGGAGCAGGCGTGGCGAATGGGGAGGCTGAGGGCGTTACTCTGACCCGTGAAGCGACGGGTGTATATCTTCTCAAGGGCTCTGCTGGCCTGGCTAAGTCGGGGTGGCAAATGTCGCCTCCTCGTGATCCACAGGGGTCTGGCGATATGGGCATCGTGGAAGCAGAGCAGGGGGAGGATGGCTCGCTGATCATTCGGCTCTATAAGCGCCGTTATGTCCTTTCCGATGACGGTGACATCGAACTGCAAAAAGGCGTGGCCATCGACGTACCGCCGACGAGCTGGATCGATGTCCGCCTGGATATGCCGGAAAACAGCATCTGGAATCAGCGTGCTGAGAGCGCACAGGAAGAATAAAAAAGCCCCGGCGACGGGGCAGTTACATTCTGTGCCTGTCTGGTGCAGGCTACAGGGCTGTTCTAATTTTAGCCGAAAAACGATTTAACTTAAGAATAATTCCCGGCGGTTCAAACCGTTGACAAATCTCTTTGCCGCTTCGCCTTGATAAGCTACGAAATTCAAAATACTGTATATTTAAACAGTAATTAAGCGAGGCTACTATGACACATCCTCTTTTTTCCATCAGCGGCCTGAATCCGGCGGCGCATTACATAGAAATCGGCTCGGACGTTCTGGCTGTGGAGCAACGACCCGAAGCCGACGCCGGCGATATGCTGCTGATAGCTTTCATGGGCCGCCGGCAGATCGCGCGGTTATGCGGAGCGGCGTTGATTACGGAAGAAGGGGAGGCGATTGAGGGCGACGCCCTGGATGACGTGGAAATGCTTGGCGTGGTTACGCACATCATTCGTCCCGCGGCATTCGACGACTATCCGGTGATGTGAGATGTTCGCCCTCGTCGATGCCAACTCATTCTATGCTTCATGCGAACAGGCATTCCGGCCAGAGCTGGATCTCGTACCTGTTGTTGTGGCTTCGAACAATGACGGCTGCGTGATCGCGCGATCGGCGCTTGCCAAAAAGCTGGGCATCAAAACCGGGGATCCAATTTTCAAGAATACTGACCTTTTCCGGCGTCATGGCGTGGTCTGTTTCAGCTCGAATTATGAGTTGTACGGGGATATGAGCCACCGGCTTATGTCTACACTGGAAGAAATATGCCCGCGCGTTTCGGTTTACAGCATTGACGAGGCTTTCTGTGATCTGACCGGCGTGCGGAACTGTCGTGATTTAACCGATTTCGGGCGGGAGATTAAGCAGACGGTTTATCAGCGCACGCTGTTACATGTGGGGGTGGGCATCGCTCCTACAAAGACGCTTGCCAAGCTGGCGAACCACGCCGCGAAGACATGGAAGGCAACCGGCGGCGTGGTGGATTTATCAAACATCTCCCGCCAGCGGAAGCTGATGGCGCTGCTGCCCTGTAATGAAGTTTGGGGAATCGGATCGCGGATCAGCAAGAAGCTGGCGGCCATGGGAATAAAAACGACGCTGCAGCTGGCAGATGCCGATATACGCTTTATCCGCAAACACTTCAGCGTGGTGATAGAGAGAACGGTGCGCGAGCTGCGCGGGGAATGTTGCCTGGAGTTCGACGAGTTTCAGCCGGCGAAGCAGGAGATCTGCTGCAGCCGGTCTTTTGGGCAGCGCGTCACCGACTATACCGAAATGCGCCAGGCCATAGTGAGCTATGCCACGCGTGCGGCAGAGAAGCTGCGCGGAGAACATCAGTTCTGCCGGTATGTGTCTGCGTTCGTTAAAACTTCGCCTTTTGCGCTAGATGAACCCTATTACGGCAAACATGCCGGAACAAAGCTGTTAACCCCAACGCAGGACACGCGCGATATTGTGGCCGCTGCTGTGCGCTGCCTCGATGCGGTCTGGAAAGACGGGCACCGGTACCAGAAAGGCGGGATCCTTCTGGGCGATTTTTTCAGCCAGGGCGTGGCGCAGCTAAACCTCTTTGACGACACTGCTCCGCGGGAAAATGCCACGGCACTGATGGACATACTGGACTCAGTAAACCAGCGGAACGGTCGGGGCACGCTGTTTTTTGCGGGGCAGGGGATCGAGAAGAAATGGCAGATGAAACGGGAGATGCTTTCGCCCCGCTGGACAACGCGCCTGCAGGATGTACCAAAGGTGTTATAGCAGGTGAAATCGCTGCTCAAATAAGGGCAATCAGGTCAGGGGTTTTACCTTCATTTTACCTTAGTTTTACCTTAGACAAATTTCAGGCATAAAAAAAACAGCCGTAAGAGGCTGGTTTAATTGGGGAATTTAGGTCGGCACGAGAGGATTTGAACCTCCGACCCCTGACACCCCATGATAGTGACCCATTTTTGAAAAGCCACTTTGTACCAAAAGCTGCCTTTGCTAGAATCCTATTATGTCAAATTGTTGGGTACAACTAGAATCAGTCGAGTTACCTACTTTAGGCGCAAAAGGGAGGGTAAGGTGGATAGAGTTCAAATGATACGTGACGATTTAAAAAATAAGGTTAGTAATGATGATATCCTGAAAAAAATATATTTTTCTGCTCCAGCATTTGCCTTTGAGGATGATTGCTCAAAACAATACGAAATTATAAACGAAATTAGCAATACGTTAGACATCCCCTATTACAATATTCATGTCACAGGCTCAGCTAAGCTCGGTGTTAGCTTACATAAAAAAACGGCATTCAACAAAGTTTCTTCAGATCTAGATGTTGCTATTATCGACAGGAATTTATTTGTTACTTTGTCAGAAAAAATTTATGAAGAAACTCGCTCTTTTAGTAATATGAGTAAATTCGGAAGGGATAGAGAAGGGGTTAGTCATGGTGATAAATACAAGGCTTACCTCCAAAAAGGAATGATCATGACTAAATACATGCCCTCAGGCATTACAAAAAAAAACTGGGATAGCATTTTTAGAGAGCTTTCAACAAAACATCATAAAGATTTTAAGTCTATCAGCGGTGTTGTTTATTTATCACAATCTTTCTTTATAAATAAACAGCGTTCGATTTTGAAAATGGTTAACGGATTTGAGGTTAAATAATGATAAGTTATAAGATTAGATCTACATCGCTACTGAATTTAATTAATGACATAAGAAATGAGTTGCTTGTGCCAGACGCTTATTTCCAAAGGAACCTAGTATGGCGAGACATTCACAAAAAAGATTTTATAAAGACAATTCTTCTGGGATATCCATTTCCACAAATATTCATATCTAGAGGAAAGGTCGATGTTGAAAAAATGGCGACTGTATCCTGCATTGTAGATGGTCAACAAAGAACAAATGCTGTGACTGGTTTCATTAACGATGAATTTGATGTTGATGGGCGTTTTTATTCTCAGTTAACAGAAGATGAGAAATCAAGCTTCCTTAAATACGACGTTGCTATTATTGAGTTGGACTTGGATAATAATGATGCAAAGGTCAAGGATATTTTTCAAAGAATAAATCGTACATCTAATTCATTAACTGCAATAGAGAAATTGGCTTCTGAATACGCAACTTCTGATTTTATGCTTACAGCTAAACTTTTAAGCGATCAAATAGACCCGTTATCAAAAGATAACGAGGATGATCTGAAAGAAGATCCAAATATCCCCAACTATTTTTATGAGTGGGCTAAAACAAAAAAAACATCAAAATTCAGGGAGTTATTTGTTTCCAAAGGAATTTTTAATGCAAGGGAAATAGCTAGAAAGAATCATTTGATGCACATTCTTAATATCATGTCTAGCGTAATGGGGCCGCTTTATGGAAGAAACGAAAAGGCTGTTGAGAATTTAAGTGATTACACTACAGGATTTATTCCTGAACTTGCTAATGAAATAGTTGATAATTTAGAAGCATGCGCTGAAGTTATTCTAAGGTTGAAAATATCTAAGAAATCTATATATATGAATAAGACGGGATTCTTTTCATTAGTTGTTGCTCTATATCCTTTTATAAAGCAAGGTGCTGCTCTAGATTCAGATAAGCTAAAAACTGCGCTTGATGATTTAGAAGTAAACCAGCCAGGGGAATTCAGACTTGCAATGACAGAGGCTCTTAACAACAGGCCACAGCGTAGCATCAGGCACGAATATATTCACAGAGCTATAGCATCGGCCATTTAATTTCGTTTGGGGTTATCTTAATCTTGCGATTCAGATTATAGCAGATAAAAGCCCTCTTTATTAGAGGGCGGTTTTACAACCAGATTCCTGACAAGGACTTAAAGAGATGGATAGTTTAAATTAACAGTCGGTCTATTTTACTGTACTTAATTTTTAAATATTGGTTTCATAATATATGGACTCAAAGAGCAATATAGCGTTTGAATAGCGCCTTTGGTATTCAAAGCGTTAATGTGATAGGCTGAATAAAATTATTACATTTGCCAGACTAATCGGCTCATCTAAAACTTACTGATTAGTTAATAAATCCTTTCCCCAAAATGATCCGCATCGTTTTGATAATCAATAAGTTAGTTGTTGTACTTTATTTGCGATATATTAGGCGGGATTTATTTTTTTATTTAATAAAAACAGCGGCTTAAATTTGAATTGGCTATGTACTGCTGCGTCATATGGAATGGTTCGAAGCCGCAGACCTGATCGTTAAAGGTATGGAAGGCGCAATCGCTGCCAAAACCGTGACC